CCCCCCCACCCCCCGGGCTCCCACCTGAAAATTAGTTTGCCCCGTCCGGATTCCGCTATCGTTTTTTACTATTCACGAAAAACGAAAATCGTTTTATCCGCTCAGGATTGTCTCAATTTTCTGCCGGATCTGAGACGTTACCCCGGCACGGCTCCAAAAGTACTGAACCGGCGAGACCAACGGTCGCAATTCGACCCGGTCACCAAAGTGCCAAATGTTGCGCTGACCCTCACCCAACTTCCACTCAGGCTTCGTGTCGTAAAAAGGCCCCGGCGTCTCCAGCCGAGTAACGATCTGGTACCGGTCGGCATCGTACTCCAAAGCGAACGCCCCCAACGTGGGGAACTCAGCATAAGTTTGTGGAAACTCGTTTCTCTGGAGCAGCACGTACTGGGTGAACGGGTAGTGGTGGCGTTCCTCGATGTGGCGGCGCATCCGCCCGTAGAGATCAACGTGGAACACGCTGGGGTGCCGGACCATCGTCTCCCATTGCACGTTTAACCCCAGCGCGTACTCCGCGCAGTTCCTCCAAGAGTAACGTGCGTGGTACTCGCGGAAGTCCTCGAAATGCTCCCGCAAGAGGATGGGCTTCCCACCCTCCAGAAAGGTATCCAGCGAGAACGGCTCCTTAAAGAAGCAGTCCGAGTCGATATGGACGATCAGGTCCCTATCGCGCGGGCACCACAAGTCTGCCTCACACTTGCAGACTTGGTGGTGGAGAAAACCCTTGGACTCCGACTCGTAGTACGACCGGAGCGTGCAACCGTGCCGGTCGGCCAGAGGCTTGAAGAGTTGCTCGTCCCGCGTGGGGACAACGATCGTGATGCCGGCAAAGCCCCGTCCGAATTTGGCAATCGACTGGAGCGTGTACGAGGTGAACTCGTAGTCGTTACCGTACGTGACGAGGAAAATCTCGGCCTTCACTTCAGCAAGACCAAGCCTTCCGGCTCCAGTAGTTCGCGCTCAATTTGCCTTCGCCGCCCTTGATGCCGCCGGACCTCGCGCAGTACGACGACTTGCGCGCAGGCTGGTCCTTCTTGATCGACATCTTGGGGTCACCGTAGCGGACGAGCCGCACCTTGTTCCCCACCTTGGCCAACACGGCGGACTTCTTGGGCCCGCCCGGAGTACGCTTCGGCTTGTTGTAGCCGGCAAAAACCATCCCTCGGTATTTGATGCTCACGACAGGTTGGTAGCCAGAGTGACATCTCTGGTCAATCTCCCGTATATCCTCTCACCGCCCTTCCGCACAATGACGTGAGTGCAATCCGACTGGAGCTCCTTCATCATCACGATTCGCTCATCGAGCAGCAGGTTCCGCATAAAGCACTTTCCGCCAGCTTTGAACAACAGCATCTGATCCAGCGCCTCCATAACCGTTGGATTGCACTCGATCTGGGGGTCGATCTGGAAGCTATTCCCCGACGGGAGGTTGTTAGTCACGGCACGAGTTTTTTGTCGATGCCCCGTTTCTCCGCGAGCCACAACCGTTCCTCCCGGGTAAGGCCAATACGGAGCAGGCCGAGCCGATCGGACTGGGTGCGGATGAGGGTTGGTTGAACCCGCAGTTCCGACGCGATCGTTTTGTGCGGTCGCATCTCCAGCAGCATCTTGCAGATTTTGTCCCCTAACGGATGACGGAATTGGCTCACGGCAGACACCTCCGGTCGATGCCGCGGGCGTCCGCGATCCGAATGCGCTCTTCCAGCGTAAGGGATACGCGCAGCAGGCCGAGGCGTCGCATTTGGTTCCGGACCACGGCGCCGCCTACCCCCAGCTCGTTGCAGATGACCTTGGTCGGCTGCATCTCCATCAGCATCCGGCAAACTTCTTCACCCTTGGGGTGAATGGGATAGCTCACGGCTGACCTCCCTTCAATGCCTCAAACAGGTTCTGGACTCGTTCTCCGTACTTACACTTTTTCTTATCTCGACGTAGGTTCATCGCGCCGGTGAAGCCCTTGTTCCAGATGGAGCCCATCAGGTAGGGCGTGGGCTCGATCCCCATCGTGTGCAGCTTGCGGGCGTAACGCTGAATCCGTTGAGCCGCGATAGCCTTGGCGGTAGCACGGATCTTGGCGTGACTGTAAGGCAGCTTGGTCTCCTCCCTCCAAGTGTTGGCGGTAAACTGGAGGCCCCCACCCGGGTACGACCAAGGGGTGTTCTCGGCCTGCTCGATAGCGGTGATCAGCTTCTGAGTGTCAGGTTCGCCGGCCAGACCGACAAACATCGCGATGATGGCGGTCTTCATACGACCTCCTTCACCTTTAGCCGGCGCTGTTTCTGAGCAAGACGGAAGGCGGTTGATACCGAGATGCCTCCGAGTCGGGTAGCCAGTTCCCGCAACTGGTGACCACCTTCGGCCAGCCATTGGCGGGTGACCTCCTCGTGGTTCTTGATCAGCCGTTCGGACGGGCGGCCCAAGGTCTTGCCCCGGTTCTTGGCTGCGGCCAGCCCGGCCTTGGTGCGCTCGACGATCAAGCTGCGCTCGAACTCGGCTACGGCGGCCAGAACGTGCATCTGGAGCCGACCTGCCGGGTTAGACTTGGACGTATCGATACCCTGACCGGGGCAGACCAGCGCGACCCCGTGCTTGTCGAACTCGGCCACCAATTGTGCGAAGTGCGACAGGGAACGGGCCAGCCGGTCCATCTTGACCACCACTACGGCGTCGAAGTGGTGCTGACGGATGCGGGACATCATCAGGTCAAGCGACACCCGGCTCGACTTGGAGCCGGACACCACGTCGGTGAACTCGGCGGCGACTTCCCATCCACGGTTCTGGACGTACGAGCGCAGCTCCTCTTGTTGGGGCTGGACGGTTTGGTCTCCGGTGGAGACTCGGTAGTACAAGGCAGTTTTCATAACGCCTCGACCGTAGTTCGATGACCGACGGAGTAAAGAAAATTATTGAGATTTCTGCTTCGGAGCCCGGAAATCTCCTTCGACCGGCTTGTTGCCGGCCGCGAACCACCGCACCACGTCGAAGGTGCTCTTCAGGTTCTGCTCGGCCATAATCCGCAGGATGGCGTTCCGCTCGTGCGGGTAACACGCAAATGCCATCGTAATGGCAAGTGGCTTATTCTTAGTAGTTTGAGTCATAATCAGTCTTTCATCAGGTCTGCCACTTGCTGAACGTCGTCGTCGAGTCCGGACATATTCGATCCGCCGAAAGCGATCTCGAAACCTTCCCAGCCACCCGTCTCCCTTGGCGCGGCCGGCAGGTCCCGGGTGTCCTTGGCCCGGGGCACGAGCGACGGCACCCTCATCCGTGCGACGTGGAGCATAATCAGGAACGAGTCAGCCCGGTCAGGCGAGGTTTCGCCCGTGCGGCCCTTGTAGGCGTCCTTGGCCTCGACCGACTGCTTCTTGCCGATCCCGACCTTCATCCCGCCGCGGCGCCCGGCCAGCTCTTCGCTGGTCTTCTGGTCTACGCCCCGGCCGATCCGGACGATGTCGTACTCAAAGAGCTTGGCCCCAGCCATCCACAACTCGGTTGCAATGCGGTCGTACAGCTCCTTGGGCGTCTGGGTGTCTTCGTCCGCGATTTTCACCTCGCTGGGCGATGCCGCGTACTCGACTCCCACAATCGGCGCTGCTCCGTCGTCGGTCTCAGCCAACGGCGCCACCTTGTCCTTCCATTGCCGGCGGATCACGTCGTGGACGCCTCGGCCGGTACCAGTCTTGTCGATGCCGAAGTTCTCGGCCTTGATGCTCAGTTGCCGGCAACGGGCCATATTCTCGTCGGCCACGTCCTGAGTATCGCCGTGGGGGAGGATCATCGTCCCGTCGGCTTGGATCTTCACCGCCGGCTCAGGCAGGTCGTGCTTCTCGCCCTTGTAGTCGACCCAGCCGACTGCGCGTCCGACTCGACCGATCGTCATCGCCGGCAAGTCGCCCGTGAACGCAGGGTCAGAACCAGCGATCGAGATGGTGGGCCCGTCGAAGATCCAGTCGCCCTCCGCTCGTCGCAGATGGTTCGAGTTGATGATGGTCGTCTGGACGCCGGTCTTGGGGAACCGGCCGTACACGTACGTGTAAACGTTCGGGTGCTGGTCATTGCCGCCAGCTTGAGAGCGGATGATCTTCTGCACGCCCTCGTGGGTGATCATACGAGGGAAGATGGTCTTCTTGGCCATCACGTTCTCCGTCCTCATCGCGTTGATCGAGATGACGTGCCATCCCGTCTCCGACTCCCACTCCTCCTGCTCGTCGGAGATCGCGTCCCACCCACCGACCGGCTTGCAGTTCAGGCCGTACCGGGACCACTCGTCCTTCGGATTGGCCGCGGCCATAATTTTGATGTGCTCGACCGAGTCGTCGACCGAGGACAACAAGTTGGGAGTTTCGTCGAAGATGTTGGCCGGGATTTCCTGCGCCTCGTCGAGGAGAATCCGCAGTCGAGAGTTGTCTCCAAAAAGTGGATGCGGGGGCCGGTTCTTGATCTTGGCGCCCTTCAGTTTACCGCGGGATTTCGGGCCGCCGGGGATGACGAGCACGAAGATTCCCATACCTCGTTTCTTATCGAGGGAAATGGACTCCGAGTCCACATTGCCGGGCAGCGGCAGCACCGCCTCGGTGTGCAGACGCACGATGTCGGCGTAGAGGTTCTTCTCGACGTGGTCCTGAGAGTTGGAGGCGACTTCGATGCGGGTCCACTCCGGGTCGAGCAGCCAGTCGAGCACGCACCACGCGGACGGAGTGAACGTTTTTCCGACCGAGCCGCAGCCCATCACGTTGATCTGGTTCTTCGTGAACAGCGCGCCCCACATCAGTTGCGCCGCACGCGGCTCAGGCGTAAACGTCTTGGGCCCCCACAGCACCAGCGCCGCGCCCACGTAGTCGCGAGCGTAGAGTAGCGAGTACACGTACGCCCACGCCATCGCCATCATATCGTCCTTCGACTTGATGGGGCGCTGAAGCGCGGCGTTGTTGGCGATGTAACGCTTGAAGGACCGATCCTTCAGCATCCGCTCCAACGCCTTGACGAGCGCGTCCGGGTTTTCCGTTTCCCGGTAAAGGAACAGATGCTGATGGATGAACCGCAGGTCAGCCCTGCGGTTCTTGTCAGGAATTATTACGGGCATAGACGAAATGGCCGTGGAACGCTCGGCCCCAGCATCCGCCCTCGCCCTGCTGCTCGGAAACTTGGCCCTGCATACCGATCCACTCCTCCAGCTTGGCCTGAGTCAGCGCCTGCGGGTGACCCGGGTACGCGGGCAGGTCGATCCACTCAAACATCCGCAGGCTCGGCGCCAGACGCTTGGCGTTGGCGATGATCTTGGCCGGGTCCTCCGTGTGCTGGAGCACGTTGTAGATCCACACCTCGTCGAACGAGTTGGCCGGAAAATCGTCGAGCCCTTCGCCTGCGCGGCGGTAGAACGCGACGTTGGCCACCGCGTAGCGCAGGGCTACCCAGTCGGGGAACCGGCAGGGGTCGACGACGACGCCGGCGGAGTTCACGCACTTGAGCAGGAGCGACACCGGCCCACCGCCAATGTCTAAAATCCGTTTACCCTTGAGATCGTAACCCATTCCGATCGCGGAGACTTGGGTCATTTCCAGCCCCATATGCCTCGCGTAGACCTGTTGTTTCAGCTCTTCGCTGATCGTGTTGAGGCAGTTGCCCCAGAATTCTTGTTCAAATTGCTGTGCTTCGGTCCAAGGTGATGACATCGGTTTCTTGTTAAGATAATTCACGTTGCCATCAAGCTCATACTGCAAGACAAACTGCCAGACCCTCTTACTATGCCGTTTAAGTCCAAAGCCCAAGCCCGGTATTTGTTCTCCCGCGAGCCCGAGGTCGCCAAGAAGTTCGCCAAGGAAACGCCCAAGATGAAGTCGTTGCCGGAGAAAAAGGGCGAGCAAAGCGCCGAGTATACCCGTCGTAAAAAGTGAAACTCGGTCGGGGAAGAGTCCCACCCGGAGGGTGGCATTTCATCGTCGCTGCCAACGTCCGGTTGGAGGCGATTAACGAAGAGGAGTTGATCAAACGCATCTTCGAGTATCGTCTACGGAACAACATCCCGGTCGGCGACATCGAGCGCGACATCGACGACTACTACTGTTCGCGGTATCCGGACGCGTGCCATAGGGAGGCCAAGGACGAGCCCGGCAAGGAGCACATCCCGAGCGAGGTGGCCGAGCCGCTTCTCCAGCGAGTGTCGAGGTGGGCGGCCTTGCAAATCCACGCCCAGCCTAAGGGGGGATACGAACTTGTATCACAGGAGCAGGCCAACGCTCGCGGGCTTATTTGCGTGGGCTGCCCCAACAACCGCCATTGGCGTTCTGGTTGTTCTGGTTGCAGCAGCTCGACCGCAGCCGTGCTGGCCCAGCTCCGTAAGTTGCAGACCAGCCGGCATCAGGGTGACCTGACCGGTTGTCAGGTGTGCGGGTGGGACAACTCTACTGCCGTCTGGATGCAGACCTCGGTGCTGCCGCTCACTCAAGGTCAGATCGACAGCTTGCCGGATCGTTGCTGGAGGAAGGGATGATCATCCGTTGGGACAGCCCGGTGCGTCTGGCAAAGTCCGTTTTTAGGACGGTACGATACGTTTTACAGGGCCGCCCGGCTATTGTGCCGGCCGACATCCGGGCCGAGAGATACGAGACCTGCCTGCGGTGCCCTCAGAACATCAACAGCCAATGCCGGGTCTGCACCTGCTTCATCAGCGTAAAGATCCTCTTGTCTTCTGAAAGCTGCCCGGAGAACCCTCCGCGTTGGAAAAAGTTGACATTCAGTAAACCGACAACCACATCCACCCCAGCGGTGTAATCGCAATGCCAGACGACATTCAACCCAACGATCAGGATATCACCGGTTCGGGCAACCCCCTACCGACGGTCGGCATTAACACGATCGACGCGCCGCAACGCACCGACGGCGGGTACGGCAAACACCTTAATCTGGAAGCTCGGTCGGTTAAGACGGCCGATCACGCTTGGAACATCTGCAAGGCTACCGAGCAGAACAACCGCACCCGGGCCGCTCGCACCGCGGACATTCAGTCTTTGCACGACGGCGAGCCCCCGCGCTCCTCGTCCGCTCAGGCCGAGCGGGGCAAGGGATGGCAGTCCAACGCGTCAACCAACTGGTTGGCCGGTATTGTTGGTCGAGTTAGTCAGCGGTTCGTTAACGCGGTCATTTCCCAGATTTACGCCACGTCGAGCGCGCTGCCCTCGTCGCTCAACAACAGCAAGGCCAAGACTGACCTGCTGCGGCTCAAGTTTACTCAGCTCATTCGTTCGTGGGACGGTAACACCGGTCTGATCAACAGTCTGGCGGTTGAGACCGCGCTTCAGGGCTACGGCTACGCGGTCTTCCTCGACCCGTACACGTACAAGCCGACGATGTTTAAGCAGGACCGGGCTTTCTGTCCGGAACAATCCGGCCAACACGCTCGCGACCTTCAGTTCTTTGTCGCGAAGATGGACTACCGTCTCGACGAATTCCTCGACTTGTTCAAGGACGAGGAAGCGGCTAAGGAGGTCGGGTACGATCTGGATAACTGCGTCTACGCGGCCAACAACGCGAAGATGGCAGACCCGCGCGAAGACGCGACCACGACTCAGTTCCGAAAGTTCGTCGAGATGATGAACGAGGGCGTGCTGGGCCTTACCTTCACCTCGACCGGCGCGCGTATTGTTTCGTGCTGGTTGCTTTTCAACCGCGAGTACGATGGTCAGGTCTCGTTCTGGCTGATCCATCGCGATTCCGGCAAGATGCTCCGGTTCAGCTTCAAGCTGTTCCCGAAGATGCAGGACGTGCTCGCGATGTTCTCGTTCGAGCCGGGCAACGGGTGCATTCACTCCTCCAAGGGTCTGGGCCGCAAACTGGCGTCCCTGACCATTATGAAGGAGCTGTTCCGCAACGGCATCATCGACAACAGCCGGATGAGCGGACTGATGATCCTGCGCGCTGACTCCAAGGATAAGAGCAAGTTCGCGCCGGCGGTGATGTCTCCGTTCGTCATCATCGACAAGTCGGTCGAGATTCCGCAGCAGCAGTTCGTCGCCAACGCCGACGCGTACCGGGTTACCGACACCCAGATCGACGGTTGGGCCGAGCAGACCGTCGGTGCTTACCTAGCGTCTCAGATTTCTCCGACTGGCCGCACCGACAAAACCGCGACCGAAGCCCAGATCGACGCCCGTCGCGAGAGCGAGGCCGCGGACATTATGATCCGCCGCTGGATCGATCAGTTCTCGAACTTGATCCAGATCCAGCAGAAGCGGGCTTTCTCGGACGACTACATCTCCGAGGCCCGCCGTCTGGCCAACAAGCTGATCGAGGACCCTGCTTTGGAGAAGCCCGGTTTCTACGAGGGCCACGGCAACAGCGACGCCGAGGTGCTCCGCACTCTGGTCGAGATTATGCTCGATCCGACTCAGGTCAGCGACGACGACATCAAGGTCTGGCGTGAGACGCCTGCGTCTCCCTTGGCTCACGCGACCGAGGCCGTCACGGCTCAGGGCGTCTCGCTCGTGCTTCAGAAGTACGCCGGCAATCCGAATGTTGATCAGACCAAACTCATTCAACGCGATATCGAGAATACGGTCGGACCGGAACTCGCTCAGGAGTTTTTCATCCCCGGCGCCGATCAGACTATTGTCGCCGAGGCTCGGCGTATGCAGCTCATCGAGTCGAACACGATGCTTACCGCAAGTATCGAGGTTCCGGTCAGCCCGCGCGACAACCACCTGATTCACGCTCAGACTTTGCAGGAACTGCTGACCACGGTCGCCGCTCCGGTCCTGAGCCAGCCCAATCCCTCGCCTCAAATCCTCAAAGCGTCCGAGCTAAATCTGAACCACCTGCTGGCACATTTGCAGGCTGGCAACGCGATCGGGCTCAACAAGGACCCGAATTTCCGAGAGATCGAAAAGTTCGCACTTGGGTTCAAGAAGCAGCTCGTGCAGGTGGTCCAAATCAACGAGGAGATGCAGGCCGCCCAACAGGTCGTGATGGACGCGATCCGCCGCGAAGGTCTGCCTCCCGACGTGGGTCAGGCTGCCGCGCCCGAGGAGATTCCGCCTCAAGTTTTGCCCACCGCCAGTTCGATTCCCGCCCCGAGCGAAGCGCCCGCCCTCGCTAATGTACCTGCGTAAAGAACACCTAGAGCCCGCACTCAACCTCATCAATTCGCCCCTCTGGGCTGACATCAGGCGGTGCCTCCTTGAGCGCCGTCCTGATGCTCCTGTCGCCGCGGACCCGATCCACACGGCCGCGGCTAAGGGGTTTGAGCGCAAAGGATACGAGCAAGCTATGCTCGACGTGGAGAAGCTCCCGTTCGAGTTGCCGGTTGATCGTGCCGATCCGTTCAACCGACCTGCCATAACTGAAACTTCCGACTAATTATGCCCGATCCCGCACCTACCGTAGTTCCGTTTGATCTCGATGGGATGGCCGACATCCTTCGCGAAACGAAGCCTGAACTGGCGAAGCAATTCTCAAACGAATTGGATCAGCCTGCTGAAGAGCCCGTTCAGCAACCGCAAGATTTGCAGCCGTCTTCCGAGCCGACCGAGCCGGCCGTAGAGGCGTCGGCTCCTGAACCTGAGGTCGAGGAGACCCCCGAGCCGCAGGCCGAGGAAACGGCCAACACGCTTGAAGACGAGCTGGCTGAACTGAATCGCCAGTCTGATGAGGCCAAGACCAAGGTTGCCGCCAAGCCGGTTGCCGAAGAGCCCAAGCCGGCTGCCGAGGCTCCCAAGATTCGTGACGAAGACCTCCAACTCGACACGCGTCAGGCGGCGGCGATGCACCCCCGCACCAAGAAGATCATCGAGGAGCGGAATCAGAAGATCGTCGCCGAGCGCAACAAGGCCGACGCTCTGGCTAAGGAGAAGGAAGAACTGGCCGCGGAACTTAACCGTGCCCGTGAGACGCTGAAAAAGGGCGCGGTGCCAAAGGAGACCGAGGAGGAATTGACCCGCCTCCGCGAGCGCATCCGCGAACTGGACATCACTCGCGACCCGAGTCTGGAGAGCAAGTACGACAAGCCGGTCGTCGAGAATCAGAACAAGATTCTCGGAATCCTCCAAGAGTTTGGCGTCGGCAAAACGGTTGACGGTAAGGACGATCCGGAGGCCATCGAGAAACTCAAGAGCGAGGGGATGACCTTCAAAACCATCGCCCCGTACATCAAAAAGCTCTCGGAAGAAGGCTACGAAGACGAAGCCGAAGGTTTGCGCGAGCTTCTGCGCGAGAACATCCGCATCCGGAACTCCAAGGAGAAGGAAATCTCTGAGTGGCGGGTCAATTTTGACTCGAAAAAGCAACAGGCTGCTCAGTTTTCGCAGCAACAGCAGGAGAAAATGTTCTCTGAGGTGCGCGATCACGCGACCCGCATCCTAAATTCAGACCTAACGGACCTCGCGAAGGACTTTCCCTTCCTCACCAAGCCTGCGGAACCGCTTCCGAGCGACTCTCCCGCGATCGCCAAGGCCAAACAGGACGCTCTGGCGGCCTACGAGTCTGCTTCTAAGTCGATTTCAGAGGCCGCGTCGCAACTGGACGCGTCCAAAGCTGCTCCGGACCGAGTTTCCGAGGTTCAAGGGCGCCTGACGGCGAACGCGGTGCAGAATATCGTCATCCGTCAGCAGGTTCTGCCTCGATTGCTGAAGGATTTGGCCGACTTAAAGGCTCGGAACGGGGAATTAGAGGCCAAAGTCGGCAAAATCAAAAGCGCCGGCACTCTTTCTCGCGCTCACGCGGCTGCGGCGACCAGTCCGGCCGGTGCCAAGGCCCCGTTGCCCGAAAGTAACGAGGACGCGGCCAAGCAGATCGCCCGAGAGATGGGTATTCGGTTCGATTAACCCGTGATCGACCTTGTAGGACTCCCTCAAGCCTACATCGACAAGTATGGTCGGGAAAAGGTGACCGAAATCATCGGTTCCGGCCCGGCTATGGTGTCGATGTGGCTTTCGCGGAAGCGGTTTCCGCTCGATGCGGTGCAAAAGCTCATCGAGTTTGATCCGTCTCCGCTTCACGCGGTTCAACCCCTGTACTCCAACCCGGAGTTGGGGAAGAAGCTCGTGATCCTGATGCCTATGAACGGATCACCCGAGCCGGAGGTGATGGACGCGTTCGCACGCCTGTACGACCCGAAGGAAATGGATTTCCGGAGGGTAGCCTTTAACAACCTGTCGGTGGCTCGTAACGCTCTTGCCGGCCAATTCCTGCGCGGACCGTGGGACTGGGCACTCTGGTGGGACAGCGACACAATTCCACCGTACGGCGACGCGCAAGCGTTCAAAAAGCTCTGCCAAAACCCGTCTCTACCGGACGTGTTTGCGGGGGTGCATTCGATTTACCGAATGCTCGTTCACCGGAAGTCGTTTGTGAGCGCGTGCTACGTGGGTCGGCGCAAAGGCGCTCCGCCCCAGTTCGGCCAGACCGACTCATCCTCGATGGCCTCGCTGATGAAGCGCGGGCCGCGCAACGAGACCGTCGAGTGCGACTGGTCTGGTTTCGGGTTTGTCCTCACGCACCGCAAAGTGTTCGAGGACATCATCCGCACTCAGGGTGAGGAGATCCGAGTGAACAACGAGGGGCTACGTTCCCGTTTTGGGTACGACTACGCTTTTTTCACTCCCACCGGAGTCGACATCCCCGGAGACGACATCCCGTTTTGCATCCGAGCTGCGAAGGCCGGCCACAAAGTGGTGATGGATCTATCCGTGTTCGCCGCCCACATCGGTAATTACGCGTACACACACGCCGACCTTTGATTTTATGCCCGCCTCAATCAACATCCAGCCCCAGCCCTTCGTGCCGGGCAACCACCAGAAACTGCTGATCGTCCTTCAATACTACAACGGCGATAAGGAGGCCGTCGAAGATTTGGCCACGCTAATCGCGGACCTAGAGCGAATCCGCAACAATCAGGCCGACATTCTGGTGTTCCGCCGTCACGACGCCGCGGAGTTCGACTCCTCGGTGCTTACGCGGTTGCGCGACAAATTCAGCGTTGTTCACTACGAGCGTAGCCGCCGTCAGGATGCAAGCGGCTACCCGTTTGGCCCCAACCAAATGTGGAGCGATCTGGTCACGATGCTCGGTCAAAAGTCTTCGTGGTACAACAACTACTACGCGTTTTTGCCGTTGGAGTCCGATTGCGTGCCCGTGCGCCCCGGATGGATTGGTGCGTTGATTGAAGACTTTAAGGTCGCCAAGGCTAAGGGTTACTCCGCCATCGGGCACGTCCATCGAGACCCGGTGGAGCATATGAACGGAGTGGCGGTTTACGACACCCGGATTTGGTCGATCGTCGGCGGCAACATCCTAAACGGGTGCAACCCTCAAGTGGCGTACGATATCGCCTTCCGGGAAAGCCTTCTCCCGTTGGCGTACGATACTCCCCACATTATGATGGAGTATCAGCGCCCGACCATTCGCGCTGAAGATTTGTTTCGCCCGTGGAAAAAGAATTACGAGCCCGTGTTGTTTCACGGGGTGAAGGACGATTCGGCCCGGACCGCGGTCCGCTCAAAATACGTCACGTTCTCGGACGAGAAGGACGCGTCGCTGCGGACCGTTTTCACCTACGAGCATCAAAGGCCCAACAACCCAATGTTGGCGCTTCAGTATAACCTTTGGTCGGAGAGCTGGAGGAGCCGGGGTTGGAACCCGGTGAAGCTGGTCTTGCGGGATGCGGTTAGCCACCCCCGGTACAAAGACGTGATGGCCGCCCTAAACGCGATGCAGTTTGAGGGGGACAAGGTCCGCGCCATCGCACGAGTGGTCCGTTGGCTGGCCCTTGATTCGGTCGGTGGCGGTTTGATGGTCGACCCGGATACGGTCCCTAACATCTTCAACCCGACCCACTTAAAAGCTAAAACCGCGATCCTGCACTCGGAAACCGATTTTGGCATTTTTGCCGCGTACTTGGACAAACAGGCTCTTGAGACGCTTTTGACCGCGGTGGAGACATACCCGGCCGATCCGACCGCTCAAGTTCGGGCCCCCGAGTACTTGTTCTTCCGCATCGCCGGCTTGCTTAAAAAGCCAACCCTTCTGGCCCAGTTCTGTGGTTCCAAAAACTGGAGGGATGCCCGGATTGTCAGCTTCAATCAATCGGAGATGGAGCGCGCGGATGTACGGGGGAGTACAGTTCAGGCTATAGAGCAGTTTTTGCGCGGGTTCTGAAAATGAAAAATAGTTGACGGGTGGGGATACCCCGTTATCCCCTTCCCTCATCCGGGGGTTATTAGCGCGCAAGCGCCGGTCCGCTGCGAGAGCAGCACATCCGCCGGGGACAAACGGGTGTGTCGCAAGACCGAATAGGAGAGGGAACTACCCACCTTCGACCGGGTAAACCCCGTTCAACGACGGGACAGTTCAACTTAACCTCCTCTTACTACAATGCCTTGCACTCCGATTCCGATCGATCTCGCGACCCAGCTCTTTAGCCGGGACCCGCAGCGTCTTTATGGCCCCATCGCCAAGAGCCTGCTGACGCAGGTTCCCTACATTTCCGCCCTGAAGTCGGGCACGTTCCCCGCGTCTGTCGCTGCCACTCTTATCAGCGTCGCGCAGGGCCGTCCTTACCTCCAGACCTCGCTGGCCAATCCCTCGTTCACGTCGATGCTGAACCTCTGCGGTTCCTGCTCGCTGAACGTCGACGACAACGGTACGAATCAGTACACGTACTCCGCGTCGATCAATCAGGGTATGTCCGACAAGATCTGCTTGAATCAGGGTTTCTCGGCCTTCCTTGGCTCCCTGACCGCGCAGCTTGAGGCGTATCAGACCGGCATCACCGAGCTGATCAATGCTGACATCCGTTATCAGCTTTTCCTGCGTTCTGGCGTCAAGATGGCGGTCCGTACCGGCCTCAGCGTCACGAGCCAGATCACCGGTGGTGAGTACAACATCGATCAGGCGGTTCCGACCGTCGAGTCGAATGCTGAACTGACCTTCTCCACGCTTCAGGCGGTCAACCGTTATATGCGGTCGGCCCTGCGTGCGAAGCCCTTCGGTTCCGGCGCCAACGCTCACGCCAAGTTCATCGGTTCGCCCGACATCCTCGACGCGCTCCGTGATGACCTCGGCGGTGCGGCCGGCCCCGGTGGTGCGAACATCGTGCCCCTCGGTCAGGTTGCCGCCAGCGGCAACAAGATGGCGGTCGACGCCCTCACCGGCTATATGTTCGAGCCGCTGTACCGCGGTATCCAGATGGGTGAGGACCCGATTCCGCTCCGGCTCAACTGGAACGGCTCGGCCTACGTCCCGGTCGATCCCAACAGCGCCTACACCGCCACCAGCGGCACCTCCATTGCGACGGTGTCCAGCGCGTGGTTGAACGCCTCCCACGAGGTGGCGTTCCTGATGTACGAAGGCTCCTTCGAGCGTCAGGTTCCGGCTCCCTTCACCGGCGAGGGCAAGATCCGCTTCCAGCGGCAGCTCTTCGGTGGCGAGATCCAGTTTATGAACCACCCCGATATGGAGTCCAATATGTTCGGGGACTACGGCGTGATGGCCTACCGTATCGGTCGCGCCTTCCGCCCGATCTATCCGTGGTTCGTTCTGCCGATCATCTACAAGCGGTGCAAGAACACCAATGACCTGACGACCTGCACGGGCGTCAGCGGCTGATCGATAGCTTAGGAACCGGCCGCCTCAGGGAAACCCCCTGAGGCGGCTAACCTTTAACCCGGGAAGCCAGAATTATGTCCTGCGAAGGTACGACTCAATGTATGCCTCCGAAGGCCACACTCCTGTTTTTTCAGGGTATGTCCGGCCCCAGCGGTCCGCTGGGCCCGACGGGCGCTACCGGACCTCAGGGCAGTCCGGGCGGCGCTACTGGCGCCACGGGTCTGCGGGGTATCACGGGCGCAACCGGCGTTGCAGGTCTAGTTGGCTCCACCGGCGTTCAGGGTCAGTCTGGTCCGCTCTGCACTTTCCGCGGGGCGTACAACCTTACGACGCGTTATTACTACAACGCCGGCCGACGGGACGTGGTCTCGTATTCCGGCGCGTTTTGGGTAGCCAACAACCCGGCGAAGGACGCTCAGGTCAACTGGGGAACCCCCGGAGTCAGTAGCGACTGGGTCACTTTTGGTTCTCAGTTCTCGATGATCGCGACGGGGCTTCTCCTGACCGAGAACGCGATCATCACTACCAACCTCACTCTGGGCACCACCGGCCTGAACGTGGGGGTGATTCAGTCCGCGAACTACGTCGCGGGCTCATCTGGCTTCCTGATTCGCGCCGACGGTTACGCGGAGTTCAACGACGTGCTGGTGCGAGGCAAAATCTCCACCACCTCGGAGAAGTTCAACCCGGCCAATACGGCGAACACGATGCCGCCGATCGGGTTTGGGGTACGCGTCATCCCGCAAATCCTCAACGCGACAATCCCAGAAAACCCCACGCTCCTTTACGAGACCGACAACAGCCTCATCTTCTACGGCTGGAACAGCGGCTCGGCCGGGTTTGTCACGAACCGTTTTGGCAACTCAAGCCAGACGTTCGTCATCAACCTTCAAGGCAACGCGAACAATAGTTCTCCTACCGCGCAGTTGTTCTACATCGAACTGGTGTATCGAACCCGAAACAACGGTGGTCCGTGGGGTGCTTGGAACGACATCGGTTTGCCGGCGTACGTCACTTCCGCGGTTGTCGGCCAGAGTTTTCAGAAAACGAACTTTGAGCTTCTGTCGTTGACCGGTACTCAGGACGTGCAATTTGGTGCGGCGTTCTCCAAAGGTGTTGGAGGCTCCGTCATAATGGAAGGCGCTCAACTGTCCGTTCAGGCCCCGAATTAAAATGTCCAACGACTGCTGCAAGCCCATCACTTGGTGTACCCCGCCCGACTGGAACACCCAGTTCCCGCAGTTGGTCGGTGCGACGGGGGCTAGCGGCGTCACGGGCGCGACGGGGCCGGCGGGAACGCCCGGTTCTCCGGGCGGGGCAACTGGCGCCACCGGCGCTACCGGGCCCGCTGGTACGGGCACGACTGGTGCAACTGGTGTTTCGGGTCCTGCGGGCGTAACTGGTGCTACGGGTCCTGCGGGCACGGGCACTACGGGTGCTACGGGCCCCGCGGGCATCGGCACAACTGGCGCTACCGGCGTTGCGGGTTCGCCCGGCGCGACCGGCTCACTTGGCGCTACCGGCGCTACCGGCGCGGGCGTTACCGGTGCCACCGGCGTTCAAGGCCCTGCCGGCGTTACCGGTGCTACTGGCCCCGCTGGCGCGGGCACGACCGGCGTTACGGGCGTAACCGGCGCAACTGGCGTCGCCGGTGCGACTGGCGTCACGGGCGCAACTGGTGCAGGCGTTACCGGCGCTACTGGCGTTGCGGGCGCAGTTGGCGTTACCGGCGCTACCGGTCCTGCGGGCACCGGTACGACCGGCGCGACCGGTGCTACTGGCACGGCTGGTGCCGCAGGTGTGACCGGCGTTACAGGTGCTACCGGACCTGCGGGCACAGGCACTACCGGTGCCACAGGTGCTACTGGCACCATTGGTGCAACCGGCGCTACCGGACCTGCGGGCACGGGCACTACCGGTGCTACCGGTGCTACCGGCACGGCCGGAGCTGCTGGCGTTACGGGCGTTACCGGTGCTACTGGCCCTGCCGGCACGGGCACGACCGGCGCTACTGGTGTTGCAGGTGCTGCCGGCGCAACTGGTGCTACCGGTGTAGCCGGCTCTGTAGGTGTTACCGGAGCAACTGGTGTTGTTGGCGTTACCGGTGCAACCGGCGTCGTCGGTGTAACCGGCGTCGCTGGTGCGACTGGCGTCACGGGCGCTACTGGTGTTGTCGGTGTCACGGGTGCAACCGGCGTTGTCGGCGTCACCGGTGCGACCGGCGCGGTCGGTGTGACCGGCGTCACGGGTGTCACGGGTGTTGTAGGCGTCACCGGTGCGACCGGCGTTGTCGGCGTCACCGGCGCGACTGGCGTTACCGGTGTCACCGGTGCCACGGGTGTGGGCACGACCGGTGCCACGGGCATTCAGGGCCTAACCGGCCCGATTGGTGTAAGCGGCGCTACCGGTCCTCAGGGTGCAACTGGTATTCAAGGCCCTCCGGGCGCTGGCGGTCAGTTGGCCAACTACGGCGTATTTGAGAGCCTGTCGAGCCAAACCGCTGCGGCGATCAATACTGGTTACGCGATGACCTTGGACCCCACTCCGGTGGAGGCTCTTGGCATTTCGATCACGTCTGGCAGTCGGGTTACCTTTAGCCAGAACGGCACTTACGATCTTCAGTTCTCGGCTCAACTTCACAACAACGGCGGCGGCGGCTCTGGCCAAACGGTAAAGATTTGGTTCGCGAAGAACGGAACTCCGGTTCCCGACAGCTCCACGATCGTTGTCGTACCCAGCAACGCCCCGTACGTTGTCGCCGCGTGGGACTATATGTTCACCGTAGTCGCCAACGACTACGTTCAGATTTTCTGGTCTACCAATAACACGGCCATCGGTTTGGATTACAGCCCGACGGTCAACGGGTTCCCTGCGGTTCCGTCCTTAATCGTAACGGTGATGCAGGTGACCTACGCGCAAGCGGGCGTCACGGGTGTTACCGGCGTGTCCGGTGTTACTGGCGCGACTGGCGTCGCTGGTGCGACTGGCGTCACGGGCGCTACAGGTGTTGTCGGTGTCACGGGTGTCACGGGTGCTACAGGTGTCGTAGGCGTTACTGGTGCGGTCGGCGTCACGGGCGCGACTGGTGTCGTAGGCGTTACTGGCGCGACCGGCGTCAACGGCGTTGTCGGCGTGACCGGTGCTACCGGTGTTGTTGGCGTCACGGGCGCTACTGGCGTTGTCGGTGTCACCGGTGCGACCGGTGTCAGCGGTGTAATCGGCGTGTCTGGCGCGGCCGGTGTCACGGGCGCTACTGGTGTGGTCGGTGTGACCGGTGCAACGGGCGTCAACGGCGTTGCCGGCGTGACCGGTGCTACCGGCATTCAAGGCCCGATCGGCGTAACGGGTGCTACCGGGGTTGGTGTCACCGGGGTTACCGGTGCTACTGGCATTCAAGGCCCGATCGGCGTAACCGGTGCTACCGGTGTTGCTGGTGCTGCGGGCGTTACCGGTGCTACCGGTGTTGCTGGTGCTGCGGGCGTAACCGGTGCTACCGGTGTTGCTGGTGCTGCGGGCGTAACCGGTGCTACCGGTGTTGCTGGTGCTGCGGGCGTTACCGGTGCTACCGGTGTTGCTGGTGCTGCGGGCGTAACCGGTGCTACCGGTGTTGCTGGTGCTGCGGGCGTGACCGGTGTTACCGGTGTTACCGGGGTCGGCGTTACCGGTGCTACTGGCATTCAAGGCCCGGTTGGTGTTACCGGTGCTACCGGCGTCAACGGCGCCGTCGGTGTTACCGGTGCTACTGGCGTCCAAGGCCCTGTCGGTGTTACCGGTGCTACCGGCGTCAACGGCGTTGTCGGTGTTACCGGTGCTACCGGCGTGGGCACGACGGGTGCTACCGGCCCCATCGGCGCTACCGGCCCTGCGGGTGGTGGCGGTTCCGCCAGTTGGACGACCAAGACCTCGGCCTACACCGCGGTTACTGGCGATCGTCTTCTGGCCGACACCTCTGCCGGTGCGTTCACGATCACGCTTCCCGCGACCCCGGCGAATGGGAACTACATCGAGTTTAACGACCCGAAGAAGACTTGGCCGACCAATAATCTGACCATCGCCCGCAACGGGTCGAACATCGACAGCCTCGCGGAGGATCTGGTCTGCAACATCTCCGCTGGCGTAGGGCTGACCTACATCAACGCCACGATCGGTTGGGAGGTTGATTTCATCAACGAGATCGGCGGCACCGCGATCACGGGCGCCACCGGCGCCACGGGTCCGGCGGGGATTGGCGTCACCGGGCCTACTGGTGTTACTGGCCCGACGGGTGTTGGGATCACCGGCCCCACCGGCCCCACCGGTCCGTCAAACATCAACCAGAACGCCAAGACCGCCAGCTACACTCTGGTCGCCTCGGATACCGGTAAGCACATCTACACCAATTCCGAGGTCATCGTGCCTGCGAGCGTGTTTGCCGTTGGTGACGTGGTCACGATTGCTAACAGCAGCGGCTCCACCATCACGATCACTCAGGGCGCGTCGGTGACGATGTATTTTGCGGGTATCGGCACCACGGGTAACCGTTCGCTCGCTACTCGCGGATGCGCCACGGTGCTTTATGTGGCGAGCAACACGTTCCTGATTATGGGCGCTGGCCTCGGCTGATATGTCGATTCAACAGATGCTTATGGTTTCCGCGCGGGACGCAAACGCGACCGGCGGTACGATTACTTACAGCGGTAAGTGGCAAATCCATACGTTCACTTCCTCGGGGAATTTTCAGTTTACCTACATCAACAATCTCTCGCTGCCGGTACGCATACTTGTGGCCAACGGGGGTGCTTCTGGGCAGAACGGTCAGGATATTACCGAGTCCGATATCGGCGGTGTTGGTGGCAACGGTGCTTCCGCTGGTCAGTACCAATATACTACTTCGTATACGGCCAACTCGCTTGGTTTAACCAGTCGAGCGGTGGTGGTAGGGGGAGCGTCTAGCTCCAGCTCATTCTTCTCGCTCTCGGGCAATACCGCAGGCGGTTCTGGGGGTTTAGGGGGAGCAGGAAGCACAACCGGCTCTGGCGGTTCAGGTAATCCGGGCGGCAACGGAGTCGATTTGATATCCGTTTTTGGATCGCGCTACAGCGCCGGCGGCGGCGGTGGCGGTGGCGGCTCTGGCGACGTTCCGGCAGCGGTTGGTGGCTCCGGCGGCTCTGGAGGTATCGGGGGAGGCGGCAACGGCGGCAACGGCGGCGCCACCGATCCAGAAATTGCCGCAGCGGCTGGCGTCAACGGGGCCATCAACAGCGGTTCGGGAGGTGGCGGCGGTGGTGGCGCTTCGGCTAACGTAACCGGAACCTACCTCGGCGGTGTTGGCGGATTGGGTGGATCGGGCGTTGTAATTGTGGCGTTTCAGTACGTCGTTTGAATATGGCCCATTTTGCTGAGATCGATTCTAACAGCTTAGTGGTTCGGGTGGCGGTCGTGCCCGACGATCAGGAATCGCGGGGCGCGCAGTTTCTGGCGGTCGACCTCGGTCTGGGAGGTACGTGGATTCAGACCTCGTACAACACTCGGTACGGGGTCCACACGGGCACAGGTACGCCCCTTCGCATCAACTACGCTCAAGTCGGTTTCACCTACGACGCCACGCTGGACGGGTTTATATACCCCAAGCCCGCGGACCATCCCGATTGGGTGCTCGACCCCGCCACCGGAGTCTGGAATCCTCCCGCGAATTAACCCGTGAACCTTTCGACCCTCAATCCTAACGAGTTGGTTGGCCCTTCGGGCAGGAACGTCCAGAGCGCGTATTTTGATGGAAACGGGGATTATCTCAGCGTCGCTTCGTCTTCAGCATTAGACCTAACAAGCGGAAACTTCACCATAGAGCTGTGGGTCTATCCGAGGTCGTACAGCGCGTCGAACAGAACGCTATTGTCCAAGGACGGGCGATTTGCGGTTAGCTTTTCTCAGTACGCGATGGCGTTTTCCAACGCCGGCATCCTCAACGCCACAGTTGGTACTGGAAATGGCATAGGATACTCCCAATCAATTAGTTCTCCTACTGCTTTGGCGCTATACGCTTGGTATCACGTCGCGTTTGTTAAGAACGGAACGACGCTGACACTTTACGTAAACGGGGTCTCCGTAGCTTCGGCCACTCAGACCGGAACGATGACTACTGGAAGCCAAGCGTTGATCATTGGCTGGGAACAAGGTCAGCCCACGACGCACTACACGGATGGTGGCATATCAGACTTACGGATCGTAAAGGGAACCGCGCTTTACACGGGCAACTTCACCCCGCCCACCGCGCCCCTCACCCCGATCGCCAACACGTCGTTTTTGCTGGGCTTCTCCGAGTACCAGTTCATCGACCAGTCGCTCAACAACTTTACGATCACGCGCAACGGGGACACGACCCAGAGCACGTTTGGTCCGTACGGGAACAATTGGTCGAACTACTTTGACGGGACTGGGGATTGTTTGGTCACCCCGGCCGATACTGCCTTCCAGCTAGGTACTGGTGATTTCTCGGTTGAACTTTGGTATTACGCCACGACTAGCGCAACTTTCGCCAGAGCGCTTTTCGGGATTGGAAACGATGCGTCTGGGGCAATCCAGTTGATGACTAAATGGCCGTTCGGCGGGCAGCCCGACAACAGGCTTCTATTAAACGCAACGGGTGGACCGCAAGTCGTTACCGATACCGTATTTGCCGTCAATAGCTGGAATCACATAGCGCTTTCCAGAGCGTCAGGGACGGTTTCCATTTACTTAAACGGAACTAGGGTTGGGAATGGCTCATTTACGCAAAACATTACAGCCAATCAGCTAGTGATTGGAAGATCTCACACGGCTAAGGATCAAGAGTACGTCGCGGGTTACATATCCAACTTCCGACTGGTAAAAGGAACGGCGCTTTATTCGGGCACGACCATTCCGGTTCCCACCGCCCCCCTCTCGTCGATCCCCAACACCTCGTTGCTCACCTGCCAGAGCAACCGTTTCCTCGACTCCAGCCCCAACAACTTCGCCATCACCCGCAACGGCGATGTGAGCGTCCAGCCTTACGTGCCGTTCCCGGCCAATTGGTCGAACTTCTTTGATGGGACGGGGGATTATCTGAGCGCGCCAGACAGCACCGCTTTTGCTTTTGGTACTGGTGATTTTACAATCGAATATTGGATTTATGCCGTTTCGTTTTTGAATGCCCAAACCATATTTGATACTCGATCAAGTAGTGGCGTTACCGGGTACTCTGATTATTTCGGTAACACCGGCAGTTTCAATCTTTTCCTAAACAATACCACGATTTACACATCCGCTTCTAATGTAGCCCTTAATACTTGGACGCATATTGCTGTATCAAGATCCGGAACTTCTATTAGGGTCTTTATCAATGGAACTCAATCCGGTTCTACCGTCACTAATACCACAAATCTCTCGGATCAAAAATGCCTCATTGGAGTAAACAGAAATTTTGTTTCGCACCATAATGGATACATCTCCAACCTCCGCGTGCTGAAGGGTACGGCCGTTTACACCTCCAATTTCACTCCGCCCACCACCCCCCTCACCGCCATCCCCAACACTTCGCTGCTGACCTGCCAGAGCAGCAGCTTCACCGACTTTAGCCCCAACAATTTCACCATCACCGTTACCGGCGATGTCAGCGCGCGGTTCTACGGCCCGTTCTCGGGGCCGGTCCCTGAGCCGGTGGTGGACGTTTACACGACCACGGGGGTGGCCAACACTTGGATCAAGCGTCCGGGCGCCAAGGCCGTGCAGATGATCGCGATCGGGGCCGGCGGGGGCGGGGGCGGTGGTGCGGCTTCAAGTAACAACCTTTCCCGGACTGGAGGAGGTGGTGGAGGTGGAGGGGCCAACGGCCAGATAATCTACACCGCTGACCAGTTACCATCCACTCTTTACATCCGGGTCGGGGCCTCCGGTACGGGCGGGACGAGTACTGCCGCGGGAGGCGCCGGTGGCAATAGCACCATAGCGGCTGCGGACCCCATTACGAGTTCCACTTCGGTCTACTGTATGGGCGGCGGTGGCGGAGGCGGAAAAGGGGGAGGGGATCAACTCGTTACGGTGGGTGGCGGTGGTGGCGGGACTGCTGGTGCAGGAACTACCGGAACCGGGTCCGCTGCGGTAGCGGGGGGTCTTCCTGCGCTGGGTGCGGGGGACTTGACCGGCGGAGGCGGAGGAGGCGGTGCCGCTGCTGAAACTACTTTAGCCGGGAGAGCAGAATGGGGCGGCGCCGGTGGGGGAAGCACCCGACAATTCGGCAACACTTCACTAGTCGGGGGAAGCAGCCTTTACGGAGGCGGAGGAGGCGGCCAAGGGGGTTCGATGAGTAGCAATCAACCCTCTCCATCGCCGTTTTCTGCAACTTCAGGCGGAAACTCCGGATTGTACATAAACTCGTTTTCTTATGCCCCTCCGGCCGGTGCCGCCGCAACTACCCCGGCAAACGGCGGGGCAGGCCAAGGCGCTACAACCCTTTATGCCTGTGGTCACGGCGGCGGTGGAGGCTACGCTAACGTGTCTGGTGGGGCTGGGTATACCGGCGGAGCGGGGGGTTTTCCGGGCGGAGGCGGAGGTGGCGGTGGCGCTAGCACAGTCGCAGGAACCGGGGGAGTAGGCGGCGTCGGCGGAGCAGGCCGCGTAGTTCTCATAACCTTCTTCTAAGGATGAACCTCAACACCTTAGTACCGCCGAGTGTAGTTGGCGCGACCGGCGTCAACTCGCGCGTGGACGTGTATAGCACTCCGGGTCAGGTAGCGACTTGGACAAAACCACTTGGCGCCAAGCAGGTGCTGATCATCGCTCACGGTGCGGGTGGTGGTGGTGGCGGGGGAACTGGAAACGCTTCAGCAGGGACTTTTGGTCGCCCCGGAGGCGGAGGAGGTGGAGGCGGTGCCTGCACCAAGGTCACTTACGAGGCAAATCAACTGCCGTCCTCGCTTTACGTCGTTGTCGGGACTGGAGGTGCGGGTGGGGGCAGTCAAACTTCCGGAATAGCCGGTGGCAACAGCACCGTTGCAAGCAATAGCACTTATATCCCGACCACGGGGATCTATGCGTTGGCAGGTGGCGGTGGCGGGGGTGGCCCTGCAAGACTAGACATCAACCCCGGAGGCGGCGGCGGCGGGGGTACGGCTGGAGCAGGTGCCACTTCAAACAGTACCACAACCTCTGTTGGCGGCCTTCCCGCCACCGCGTATACTAACGCCGCGGTTGGCGGACAGGGCGGAGGCGGGGGATTCTCAGCCGACAACGGAGGCGGGCGTGCGGAGTGGGGTGGTGGAGGCGGAGGTTCCACTCGCGTATTTGGTGATTTTCGGTATCCGGGAGGCGGCAGTATGTACGGAGGAGGTGGTGGCGGAAACGGATGTGGAATTACAGGAGGAGGATCACCAAATGGCGGAACTCCCGGTGGCCCATCAGGGCGTTATATAGGCAATTTCTATATCGGAACCAATGTCGGTACAGCCCCCGGGGGCAATTCTAACTCAAACGCAAACGGATCACCGGGATTAAACGCTGGCACTACCTATCCCGCAGGCGGTGGCGGCGGCGGAGGTGGTGGCAATAACGTAGGCACCGGCTATACGGGGGGTGCTGGGGGCTTTCCCGCTGGTGGCGGCGGCGGCGGTGGAGCGTCCAGCAGCACGGGCGGTACTGGCGGTGTTGGTGGCAACGGCCGAGTCGTGATCGTTACATACTTCTGAGATGAACCTTCCGACCCTCATCCCGATCGGCATTCGCGGGCCGACCAAAAGCACTCAGGTCGACGTGCTGACGACTTCGGCGTCGGTGCAGACGTGGACTAAACCTGCCGGGGCCAAGTCCGTCACCATCACTCTTCACGGGGGCGGTGGTGGCGGAGGTGGTGGCACGTCTGCGAATACTGGGTCAATGGGCGGTGGAAGTGCCGGTGGCGGCGCGGCCAACCAGCAGACCTTTTTTGCCGACCAGCTTCCTTCGGTCCTTTACGTCATTGTCGGCGCGGGTGGCGCAGGTGGGGCGGGCGGTACTGGCGCCGCCAATGGTACGGTTGGCGGTGCTGGCGGTAACACCACCGTTGCGACCAACAATACCAACCCTCCCACAACTGGCATTTTGCTGATGGCCGGCGGCGGAGGCGGGGGGCGAGGCGCGGTCAGTTCTACCAATGCGACCGGAGGGGGCGGAGGCGGAACGGCTGGTGCCGGTGTAACTGCGACGAGCGCTTCAGGCGAGGGCGGGCTACCGCAAACTGGCGGCGCTGGTGCTAACGCTTTCTGCGGGCAAGGCGGGGCAGGCTGGGCCGGAAATTCTGGTTTGCGCGCGGAGTGGGGAGGCGGCGGCGGCAACGGGAACTTTCCTACCAGTCAAAACCCTTTTTCTGGGGCTATTTCAGTTTGGGGCGGTGGCGGGGGTGGACCCGGCGGAGGCCAAGGGACTACTCAAGGCCATCCGGGAGCCGCTGGTGGCGGCACCGGCCCATTGAATTACAGCCCCGGCGTTTCCGGTGGCGGAGCGCAAACCGCTAACGACACCGTTGGTAACCCCGGTTCTAATGCTGGCACCGTTTGCCCGTTTAGCGGTGGTGGTGGCAGCGGTGGAGGCAGACCGTTAGCCGCGGGAAATGGGCGGGCAGCAGGGAACGGCGGATTCCCCGCGGGCGGCGGTGGTGGCGGAGGCTCCGGGATCGGGGCTACCAATACTGGTGGAACCGGAGGAACCGGCGGCGCCGGACGCGCAATTTTCATCACTTACTTCTGACAATGGCCTACATCAATCTTACTACGAACCAGTTTTACTTTGGCCCAAATATGCCGCCGGGCCCGGACTGGCAGCAGGTCAGCATTGAGGAGTTTAACTCCCTCATCGCCGGAGGCTGGAACCCGACCGAGTACATTCCGCCGTACCGGGTATCGAAAGACACCATCGTCAGCCGCGTCGATACCGCCGGCAAACTGACCGACCTGATGGCGATGATCGCCAGTCTTACCGCGGAACAACAGTTCCTGTGGGACAACTACGCGTGGTTTTGGAATGACAACCCGACCGTCAACGCGATGTGCGTCCAGTTGGGCCTCGACCCCGCGGTGATCCTCGCTCCTGACCCCTACCTCACTTGATTATGAAACTGTTCCTCGCACTCCTCCTGCTCGTCAGCAGCGCGTTCGCTCAAGCCGCTTCTACGCCCGTCCTCGCCGGGCGCAAGGTGGTGTTCATTTCGTCGGCTGAAGGCACCACTCCGTTCACCTACGTCTGGTACAAAAACGGCGTCGTTATCCCCAACGAGACCCAGCCCACGCTCACGATCGAGAGCGTCACCGCCGCCGACGCTGGCACCTACAAGGTCCGCATCTCGAACGCGGCTGGATTTATGGACTCGAACGAGATTGCTATCGTGATCCCTCAAGCCCCAACTCGGGCCACGATCACGATTAGCATCATCCCGTGACCGACTGGAGCACAGTTCAACGCGACGAGGCTCGTAAAGTTTACGAGTCGGAGATCGCGTCGCTCCGTAAGGAACTGGATGTCGCCAAGTCGGCTCTGGCCAATGCGACCACGGCCCGGACGACCAAGCTGCCCGCCCCCTCTGCCACCCGGCGCAGGTCGGGCAGCGACATCGTGCGGGTTATCATCCCGGACACCCACGGTTGCTTGATCGACAAGACGGCTTTGGCCGCGATGTTGGCCGACATCAAAGTCCTCGACCCGCACGAGGTGATCCTGCTGGGCGATCACGTCGATTGCGGTGGGTTCCTCGCCCAACATCACGTTATGGGGTACGTCGCCGAGACGGACTACACGTACGAGGAGGATCTGAGCGCGTCCAAAGCGTTTCTGGACGCGCTACGGGCGGTCGCGCCCCGGGCCAAAATTGAGTATCTTGAGGGCAACCACGAGCGTCGGGTGGAGACGTGGTGTGTCACTCAGGTTCTGAGGCACAAGAAGGACGCGGAAGGTTTGAGGCGGTTGTTGGCGCCAGAGTTTAGGTTGGGCCTGAAGGAACGAGGCATCAGCTACTACCGCCAAGGCGAATTTTACGACAATTTGCCCGTTCCCGGCGTCATCAAGCGCGGGAAGTGCTTTTTCTTCCACGGTGTGAGCACGGCGAAAAACGCGGTCGCCTCTACCGTGGACAAGATCGCGGGAAACTGCGTGTTCGGCCACACCCATCGGGCGCAAAGCAACATCGTCCGTCGCATCTCGACCGGGATTATCGGTTCGTGGAACCCGGGCTGCTTGTGCCAGTTGCAGCCGCTCTGGCAGCACACTTCCCCGACGGACTGGTCTCACGGGTACGCCGTGCAATTGGTCGCCGAAACGGGGTCTTTTCTCCATCTCAACATCCCCATCATCGAGGGCGAGAGTCATTTCGCAGCCCTCCTCAAACTGTGAACTGGAAACAACTTGTGGAAGCACAGAACAAGAAGACGTATGTGCTTCCGGCCGGTTGGGACTCGCGCGACAAGGTCGCCGAGCAACTGGAATGCTCCGCGGAGAACGTCCGCGTGTTACTTGGGCCCGCAATCCGCAACAAGACTGTTGAAGTTCAGATATTCCCGGTTTGGGATGACATCACCAAGAAGGTAATCCGGGTGACGGCGTATCGTCGTCGTAATCCGGCTGACCCGAAGAAGACCAATGGCTGATACCATCCAGTTTACCGTTCCTCCCCTTGTCAGCGGTGTAGCCGCTGGTGCAACTGGCGCTACGGGGCCCCAAGGGCCTGCTGGCACGCCCGGCCGCATCGGGCCAAACGGGTCTGCCGGTCCGGCGGGCGCCACGGGCCCTGCTGGCCCCGCAGGAGGGCCTTCGGGTCCGAGCGGGGCTACGGGTGCAACTGGTTCCATCGGCGCTACCGGCCCCGCGGGCGTTGGCGTTACTGGTGCAACGGGCGCAGTAGGTCCCACCGGACCGGGCGGCGGGGCTAGTGGGCCTACCGGCCCAAGCGGCGTTACCGGCGCTACTGGCGCAACTGGTGCAGGCGTTACTGGGGCCACCGGCGTTGCTGGCCCTACGGGCGTCACCGGCGTGACGGGTGTGACCGGTGCTACTGGTGCAGGCGTGACTGGACCTACGGGCGTCACCGGCGTGACGGGTGTGACCGGTGCTACTGGTGCAGGCGTGACTGGCCCTACGGGCGTCACCGGCGTCACCGGCGTGACGGGTGTGACCGGTGCTACTGGTGCAGGCGTGACTGGCCCTACGGGCGTCACCGGCGTGACGGGTGTGACCGGTGCTACTGGTGCAGGCGTTACCGGGGTAACTGGCGTCAGCGGCGTTACCGGCGTGACCGGTGTCACCGGGCCTACGGGCGTAACTGGGGTTACTGGCCCCACGGGCGTTAGCGGCGTTACTGGCGTTAGCGGCGTTACGGGCGCTACGGGCCCCACGGGCGTTACCGGTCCTACGGGCGTGACTGGCGTTACGGGAGTTACCGGCGTTACGGGCGTGACCGGCGCCACGGGCGTGAGCGGCACCACGTTTACCGCCAAGACCACACTTGGTCCGGCTCGTCGGCGGTATCTCGATGGCACCACCGGGGCCACGACGGAAAACGTGTTTTATCAGGACGTTTTCAACGTCAAGGACTACGGCGCGCTGGGCAATGGCGTCGCCAACGACACGGTTTCCGTCAACGCCGCGATCACCGCAGCTCTGGCCGCGACGAATGGTGGTGCGGTTTACTTCCCGGCGGGCACGTACAACATCACGTCCACGTTAAACTTTAGTTGTGCCAAATCCCTGATGTTTATCGGGGACGGGCCTGCTTCGGTCCTGAAGGCCACCGCGACATTCACGCAAACCGACGCGTGTTTTATCCAGCTAACTTCTACGGCTGAATACACTAAATTCCATTTTAGGGATTTGGTTATGCTGTCGGATATTGGCACCGCGACTCTGACGGCCGTGAGGTGCGTTTGCCTCCCGTCAGCCACTACTCATCGGGACAACCTCGTCCTGATGGACAACGTTCAAATCCGGTCTAACGGAACTACGCAAAACTGGTTGATTGGAGTTCGCATCACCTACGCGTCTAACGCGGTTTTCAACAACTGCACCATTTGCGGCACCACTAATGTCGGCCCGGGGATAGGTCTTCAGATTGACGGAAATTCCGTCAATACGATGATCTCAAACTGCAACTTCAACTTCTTGGAGTTCGGGATTCGTTGCCCGGTCTATCAAGAAGGCATCACCGTGGTGAACTCGTTGTTCATCGCGGTTAAGTGGGGAATCTACTCCAAGACCAACGACCCTGCCGGGCTTAGGAACACTAACCACCTCATCACCGGCACTCACATCGACGTTCGTAACGGCGGCCGCGCCTTGTGGTTTGAGAACGTCTCTGAAGTCTTCATCAGCAACTGCCTGTTCAACAACGGCGGCGGGGGTACGAGCAACGAACTCGTTTACTTCTTACGGGTGTTTGAAGCGGGCATCACCAACAGCCAGATTTACGGTCCCGCCAACATTGGCATCTACCTTGGCGGGTTGAGCGGGGCAAGCTATACTCCCCCACAGGGCGATCTCTACAGTATCGGGGTGACCATCATCGGTTGTAACTTTCGAGGCCAAACGACCGAGATTTACGCCGACACCCAGTCCCGGAACATCGTCGCGCGTAGCAACACCAAGTCGGACGGTAGCTCCAACTACTCGAACACGATCCAGTACATCAACTTTGTCGACAACGGGTCGTACAACCAAATCGAGGACTCGGTGGTCGCGGGGGTAAATACGACCCTGCAAAAATCCGTTAACCAGACTCTTGCGAACAACACCGAAACGGCGGTAACTTGGGCTTCGGAAAGGTATTCCGGCGGATTTGATATGTGGAAGCCGGCAACCTCCACGATTAACCTCTATGTGCCTGCCGGAGCAAAACGCGTCCGACTTAGCGCGGGCATCCGGTACGGGGTCACGTCGGGCGACTTTATTCTGAAGATCAAAGATCAAGCTAACTTCTCTTGGGCCCGCGATAGCCGCTACGCTTCGGCCGGCGTAGGCGCAGGCGTCAGCATCATCAGCCCGATCATCGACGTTACCGCTTCCTCAGTTTCGTCCTTCTACGTCACGGCGCAACAAAGCACGGGCGGTAATTTGGACATTATCGAGGACCGTGCGACCTACTTCACCTTGGAGGTTCTTTAATTATGAGCTGCGGATGCGGATGCGGAAATAACAACTGCAACGAGTGCAACCAGCCGGGGGACCTGTGCGCTCCTCCGGTGCCGGTGGTCACGATTGTTGCTGGTCCCGTTGGCGCTACCGGCCCCGCTGGCCCGACCGGCCCCGCCGGCTTTGGCGTCACCGGCCCCACGGGCCCCACGGGCGCTCAGGGCATCCCCGGGCCCATCGGCGCCAACGGCACGACCGGTGCTACGGGCCCCACCGGGGCTTCGGGCGCACCGGTGGCGTTCTTCACCGGCGTCACTTGGGACCCCAGCTCTGCCACGACCGATTTGGTCAACCTTCAGGGCGGCCGGGTGCTGGACTTCGGCGCGGTCAACTTTAACGGCGGAAGCTACCTCTTCAGCCTCAAGATGCAGATCGGATGGAACGCCGGCGCGGTTGGGCCCAACGACCTGAACGGCTCGGTCGACTTTCAGGACGGCACCACGGTCGTCAAAACGATCAAGTGGGGTCGCTCCAAGAGCGAGGCCGCCGGTTACCAGTACGGCGTCGCCGAGTCTTACGATTTCTGGTTCCTCGCCACGGTCACGAATGGTCAGAATCTTCGATTGAGTTGCTCGTCTCAGTTCTACTTGCTGGGCGCACAACTCACCGCGTTCCCCGTTCCCACCAACGTCATCACTTCTCCCGGGTTCATCCTCTGATTATGCATAACGACTTTCCAGTATCGATCGATCTGGCCATCGACGTTCCCGAAATGGGAACTTTCCCTTCGGAGAAGAAGCGCGGCAAGTCCGAGACGATGTACCCGTCGTTGTACATCTCTGGAGTTTCCAATCTGGAGAGCCTGCCGCGTGAGGGATACGCCCTGATCCATTTCAAGCGCCGCAGCATCACGATGGGCGAGCGCGACGGCGAAGACTGTTGCTCCGCTGATCTGGAAATCCACGAGATCCGCCTGCCCGAGAAGGGCTCCGACGAGGAGATGGGCGATATGGAGGACGCGCTGACCTCAATGGCTGAAGAGCGCGGCCTGATCGAGTCCTACGAGGACGAGAGCGAAGAGGCCGAGACCGAGGAAGAGGAAAACGAAGACGAGGAGAAGTAACCTATGCAGGTCACGCTTGGCCAAGTCATCAACGCCTCAAAGTCGAACGACCTGCTCGGCATTTCCGACCGCGCCAAGATCATCGATTACATCACCCGCGCGATCGAGATCGCCGCGTACCGGGCCAACTGGGACCCGTACGTGGGTATTGTCGACGTGTGCTCCAACAACAGCGGGTGCGTGACTCTGCCCGACTTCGTGGAGACGGTGCTGGCCGCCAACGTCGGAGGGCGTCCTGCCCTCGGCCGTTCGAGCTGGTACGAATTCCACATCAACGGGCTCGGCTCCAACTCGTCCTGCGGCAGCGCGTGCGGCGTGTATTGGGACGACAAGATGTGGAGCCCTACCTTCCAAGACCTGAAGGAATGGGCCTTGGTGGCCGCCATCTGCGAAGACCCGATCGACGGCAACGGATCGCTGGAGCTGATCGTGCAGGGCGAGACGATGGACGCGGGCTTCAACCAGAAGATGGCCCTGACCATCCCGGTCTCAGGGCCTTCGACGCCCGGTGTGCGGGTGCCGATTCTGGCGGGATATGCCGCGGTCGATCCTCAGTCGACGCCGTTCAAGAAGATCACTCAGGTCACCAAGCCCGTGACCCGGGGCTACATCAAGCTGATCGGGTTCAAGCCTGAGCAGCTCAGTCAGTCCGTCACTTTGGGCTACTACGCTCCGCACGAGACCAATCCGCTCTACAAGCGGATGAAGGTCTCCTGCACCTGCGAGTGGGTCCGCATCAAGTACCGCAGGAAGACCATCGCTCTTGTAAATGATTACGACCTTATCCCGCTGGATTCGTATCAGGCGACGTTGGATTTGCTTAAAGCTATCCGACTTCGCGAGACAAACAACATCGATCTGGCCGAGAAGTACGAGATCAAGGCTGTCCAGCTCTTGACCGACATCCAGACGATCAAGGACGCCGCGACTTGGATGCCTATGCAGGTCGATCCTGCATTCGGCATCGGCACCATCGACTACCGCTGACCTATGTCCGAGAGCGTCACCCAAGGCCGGATTATGATCGAAGGCGGGCTCGATGGAGCCCGCTTTGCCGGCTTCCCGGAAGGGTGCGACAGCTTCTCGCACCCTCTGGCGGTGCGCCAGAGTCAGGTCCGTTGGTTGGAGAACGCGGTCACGCAGGGCGCGTTCGTGCAGACCCGCCCGGGCTTCAAGACTCGACTGACCTTCGATGTCGCGACCGCGGGCACCGAGTTCAACCTGTGGTGGGTCTCGGCCGGCCAGCCGGTCCTGCACCCGCAGATGCTGGTCGACTTCACGCCCTCCAACGCTTCGCCGCAGCTCATTTTCGCGGTCAGCGGCACGGTCTGGTGCAGCGTGATCAACTCCGACGGGTCGTTGGACCCGGCCCAGCGCATCACCGGGCTTCAGTTTAGCCCGTACGCCGACCAGATAACCGGCACCGTCTGCACCCAGACCAACACGATCGTCGCCGGTCAGTATGTAAACAACATCGTCCCTAAAAACCTGTTAATCATACAGGACGGCCTCAATCGGGCCGGCATCTGGGACGGGCAAAGCGGCCGGCACGCCAACCCCGAGAAGAAGGTCTCCTCGGACGAGAACGGCAACACCCTCTACGACACCGGCTACAACGAGACCCGGATCGGGCTCTGGTCCGCTTGGAGCGGAGACCGGCTCTTCATCTTTAACGGCCGTCTGGGCTTTGCCTCGGATCTGGGCGACCCCACTCACTTCACGGAGGAACTGAACCTCAGCAGCTTTCAAGTAATGGTGTTTCCGGAGGACGTGACCGGCGCCATCGACCGCGGCACATCTGGCAACAACCAGTCCGCGGTAATCGTCTGCACCCGCACCACGACTTGGACGCTCTTTAGCGGCGTGCGGGCCCGCATCCCCTCGCAGTACTCGGCCGGCTGGGCCAATACCCCGGGTTGGATGACCAAGATTTTCAGCGGTGTCGGCTGCGTCGCCGGCAAGAGTATGATCGTCCATCGCGGCCTGCTCTACTGGAGGTCGCTCAACGGGGTCGTGGTCTTCGACTCGGTCAACACGGTCAACTCCACCCAGAACCTGCCCATCATCGATCAGGAGATGGCGTATTCTAAGCGTCTGGTGACCCCGCCCAACAGCGTGGGCGGCGACCTGACCTGCGTGGGCGGTCGCGGCAGCTACGTGTTCTGGTCGATGCCTGTCGGGCCTGTCACCAACGGGCGTTGCTACTGCCGACACACTCAGGTTTTGGACCGTCAGACCACCGCTGCCGGTACTACGGGCTGGCAGGGCGTTTGGACGGGTATCAGGCCGGTCGAATGGGCCACCGTGCTGCGTGCAGCCGAGCACACCTACGCCCTCTCCATCGACAACGACGGAGTGATCCGCATTTGGGAGGCTTTTCAGTCCAACCGGGCTGATAACGGGCACCCGATCCCTTGGCTGATCGAGACCCGGCTCGACCGGGTGCAGAACTCGGTCTTCGAGTACGCCAATTTCCGCCATTTCCGACTGATCGTAGATCAGGTTGTAGGCAACTTGAACATCGTCGGGTACTGGCGCGGGATGCGTGGAGCCTACCACGAGCTGCTGAACACCAGAATCACGGCTACCCCGGGCTCCGTGCTGACCCCGGTTCCGGGGTTCTCCGAGGTAATCAACAGCACCGACCACTACGCATTTGGTCCCCAGATGCGGACCGTCATTTCTCAGGACGTTCGAGGCGTAAATGACGAGTGCTCCTCTGCTGGAGTCGAATCCGAGTTTGAGGATGGCACCGACCACGCTTTCAGCCTCCTGCTAAAGATGAACGGGCGCGGGGCGATTGTGGCTTACCGTATTGCGGTCGATTCCCGGCCGGACAACACCGAGGGTCGAGCCATTATGCCCACCGGAGTGGACGAGGATGGCTTTAATATCGTCAGCGCCGTGGAGTGCCCGGAGCATCTCAACGGGACGACTCCTGAATACACGCTTTATGATCAACCGGTTCAGCTTGCTTTGAGTCCGTATCAACCGGTATTCGATAACTCGTCCAACTACCAAGCCCCGGCGTCCTGATGAGCGCAACTATTCCGATCACCCTTACACCGGTCCCGGTGCCCGTAGGCGTTAAAGCCACGGACATCAACCAGTTGATCACGATCATCACGCAGTTCACCGCCGCGTCGGTGAACGCGGACGTTTCGTTCTTCCAGATCGTCAGCGTCGATCCGACTCAGCTCACGACGCCCCTGATTTTCAACACGGCTCAGGGCGTCTTCAAGTATTGGGACACCACGGTCGGTAAGTATACCCCGATCACTCCGTTTCAGCCCGGGGACATCAAAAACACGTTTAATGGTGGCGACAGCCCCCAGACGGGCTGGATCGATTGCGACGGGCGGCCGATCACCGAGGTGCCGAACATCAGCGCGGCTCAGCAGGGCGTACTTAACGCTTTGTTTGGCGTCGGTGGCACCCTGCCGGACCTGTCTCCGGTGCAGGGCTTCTCGAATCTGCCGACCTCCAATGCGTTCACCAACGTGTCGGTGCCCAATACGACCCCGCCCAACGGCCAGATCGGCAACCTGCCCTTCTCTGGTGACTACAGCGCGGTCGAGTCGCAGAATCTGGCCGCCAACACCGAGACTCTGCGTGACAGTCAGGACGACCTGCGGTCTGCGGTGGTGACGATGCAGGGCCTGTCCAATCAGGTGTTGCAGGCGATGATCAATCCGGTGACCGGGCTCACCGCTCAGGTGTTTGTCGGGTATCCCTGATGAGCATTTCGGTACAACCGTCGCACGAAGTCGGGCTTTTTAACTGGATGGCCAACCATCCTGAGATCAGCCCGCACGTCCGCGATGACCGGACCAAGGGTGCGATCGACCTAACCCCGCTGAACACGAGCGAAAACGTGTTTTTGCACTTGGGTGTCGACGGTCGAGATGCCGGATTTGTCGTCCTGATCCGCCACGGTCACATTTTTGAGATGCACTCCGGCATCCTCCCCGAATTTCGAGGAGCTACGGCTTTGCAGATCGGTCGAGCGGTTATCGATTGGGTCCGGAATCAGCTTCCGTGCGAACAACTGACGACTTGGGCGTGGGAGCACGCCCGTCACGTCCGTCTGGTAACCCGAATGCTGGGTTTTAAGGAGGTCAATCGAGTCGATTGGCCGTACACCGTCGAGGGGCGTTCAGTTCGCCGCGTCGACTTCTCTTTAGCGTTTAACCAACCTTCACTATGCCTGTAGCAGCAGCCCTGCCTTATATCGCTACCGCGGCCTCTGTAGCGGGGGCCGCCAGCTCAATTTCCGCCCAGCGGAAAGCCGCGTCGGCTCAGAAGGACGCTTTGGCGCGCCAACAGGAGATCGCGGCCAACCTCAAGTACGAGCCGATCAACATTGAGAACCTGAAGGAGCAGACGCGCCAGCAGGCCATCACCAACGCGACCCAGTCGTTGGCGTTGGAGCGCGACTTGCGGCCGGATGTCGCGGCCACGCGCGAGATGGTCGCGGAGCGGGTCCGCAGCGATCTGGCCCTTGGCGGGGCGTTGTCTCCTGACGTTGCCAATCAGGTGGCCCGCGCTTCCCGCACGATGGGCGCGATGAGCGGTGCTCCCGCTGGTCCCCTGACCGCTGCTCAGATCGGCCTGACCGCCGAGGGCCTGCGCTCTCAGCGGTTGGGTGAGGCCAACCGGCTGTTGCAGATGAACCCGCTTCAGCCCGCGGGGCTTGACCCGGGTGCGTTGGCTTCCGCGATCGTCAGTCAAAACACGGCGATGAACCAGTTCAATGCCGCTAAGGCCGGAATTGACGCTAATCTCGCTCAGAGTGCCGGAGAAGTCGGCGCCGGCTTGGCGGCTGGTCGGCATAGCACCAATATGAGCGTTTTGAACGCCATCCCCGGCATTTTGGGGCAAATCTCGAATCTACCCGCTTTCCAGACTGGGGGCGGTGGAGGATCGGGTATGGGTCTTCTTCAGAACTATTCCCCGTTAAGCGGAGCAACTCCGTTCTCTACCGCGGGGCTTCCGAATCAGGTTAGCCCGACACCCTCCCTGTTCAACTACAGCATCGGTTCTACGGGCCTTGGTTTGCCCACGCAAATGCCCCCGGTTGGCTAATTCCTATGGCCCTCGAAACTTCCGGCTTTCAGCTTTCACAGTTCGATCGGGCGCCCAACGTCCCGTCGAACATCGGCGTTGTAGATACGAAAGGTATCTACGGCGCGGTCGTGGACGCGCTCAAGACGAACGAGGCTCTGCGTACCACTCAACTGGCTCAGGCCACGACGGACGCGGAACTCGGATTCGCGCGGCAAAAGGCGCTGACGGAAACGGGGTTGTTGACCCCCGAAGCGGAAGCTCGCCGGGCCAAAGCCCAGTTGTTTACGGCAGGGGCGCCGTTTGAGCAGGGGCTGCTTGAATCTCGTGCGGCGGCCGAGCGCGCCAAGTTGGGGTATGAAACTGCGCTTTCGTCTGAGCTGAACCGGCCAGAAAACATCGCCGCTGCCGCCAAGGCTAAAACGCTTTCGAGTTCCGCTCGCGGAGTGTACGATCTCGCCCGGATGGCGGCCGATCCTACCGCATCCAAAGAGTTGAGGGACGCCGCAGGAGTAAAACTGAAAACGGTTCAGGACGCGAACCAGCAGTTCAGAGCGGCGCTGGATGCGGGAAAAGTCGATTTCCACACCGCTAACGAGGACGGTACGCGATACGTCCGGTTTCGCGATGGTAGCAGCGGAATCGTCGGCTACCCTGAAACGTACACCGGTAACGCCGCCGCGTATTTGACTGGCCCGACGGTCTCACTTGGAAACGCTCCCGTTCAAGTTGGGGTAGCTACTCCTATGGCCGCGGCGGCTGAACAAGTGCCGGTAGGCGCTTTTGCTCCGGTAGCCGCAACAGGCGCTCCAGCGGCTGCTTTGCCGGGTGGTATGCTTAGTGGAGTAGCTCCCAGAACTAGCGGCGTGCGTGCCTCCACCAAGGGTGGGGTTTTGGCGGCGGAATCCTCGATGAAATTCGGCGGGGAAATGTCTCCTCTTGCCGGAATTGAAGGCGACGAGATCAAAAAGGAGGCGCTTTCAACCGCCTCTGAAATGGGCAAAGAGGCGCGCAAAGAAATCCGAACGCAGCTTATTAACCTGACTACCTACGAGAACGAAGCTCGTAAGGAAGACGATATCCAAAAAGAACTCGACGCGCTGATCGCAGAAGCCTCCCAAAAGGGGGTTATGATCAGCGGCGGGAGCATTTTTGGTCGCGGTTTAAGGGCTTTGGCCCCGGGAGAAGCTGCCGCTTTCCAATCCCGTCTAACCTCGGTTATTCAACACATCCAACTGGGCAATATGCTCAAACTCAAGAACGCTTCCTCTACGGGCGCGACTGGGTTTGGGTCTTTGACCGGACCCGAAAACGAACTGTTGCAGGCCGATTACGGCGTGTTGACCAACAAAGACCTTCCACCTGAAGGTCTTGTCGCAGGGTTGGAGCGGGCAAAACGGGGTTTGAACCTCCGACGTGATGAAGCTCTAAAAACCATTCAAGGGCGTTTGGCTGTAGAGCGAGGTATCGAGCAGCAATCGACTTCGGTTTTTCAAAACGAAAAAAGCCGGTTTCTAATTCCCCGCCACCCGTTGGAAGTGCAGCAGGCTGCACCCGGGCCTTCAACCGCGCAGCAACCGGAAATTGACGCCGAGTCCGTTTTCCCGACGGCTCGGTCGATGGCACCCGGGCGTCTGACGATCGGGGCTGCGCCTGCGCCTGAACCGTCGCAGTCGCTTGTTTCGGAGCCAAATACCGAAAGCCCTGCGGAGCCTATCGATGACGAGTACGAGCGTGTCGACGCCGGTGCCCCCTCACCTGCCGCCTCCTATCCGGGCCGGGTGGTGACTCCGCCTGCCCCGGCCCCTGCGCCTGCGGCGACCGCGCCCGACTCTGCCGGCCCCACGCGCCAGTATCCGGCGTATTCGCTGATGGGCGCGATCGAGCGTATGCCCTCGGTTTCCGAGCAAGGCAAAATCGCCGCGGACATCGCCGCGTATCCCGGTCGAACGATCGATATGCTGAGTCGCTACGGGGCCGCGGGGCTCCAAGGGATCGCGACTGGTAACTACACGGTTCCCGAAAAGGGGCCACTTCAGACCATTGGCGAGACGATCGGCGGCGCTCTTGCAGGCTCCAGCGTAAAACAAGAGCGTGAGTCGATCCGTCAGGATAACGAGATTCTGCGAACTAAGCCCAACTCTTGGGAGGCGTACAACATCCGGCGCAAAATGGGTATGCGCCAACCTGAGGAGCCGGCCTCGAAGGAAACGCCGGCTGTGGAACAAACTTCCGCCCCCGCTTCCGCTCCCGCCAAAGAGCCGGTCATCAAGCTGACCGAGGAACAATTGCCTCAGATCAAACTGTCGCCTGAAGCCGCCAAAACGGCTAGGCAGTTGCTGTCGCAATACGAGGCTGCGGAAAAAGAACGCAACCGAGAGCAGGTGGTTCCGGAACTCAGCGCCGCTGAAGGCGGGAACCAAGGTTCGTTGAAGAGTTCTCAAATTCTCCGTCAGCTTTTGGCCGTCCTGACCGGAGGTACTCCGAGCGTTGAACCGAGGTTGGAAGTCGATCGCGAAGGCACCCGCGCTCTGACCAACGACCGTATGCGGCGCGAGGAAATGTTCCGTACGCTTCGCGCATCCCCCCGTCGTTGACCGTTATGGAACAGTACACTTACCGCAACAAGAAGACGGGTCAGATTCTGACGCTCGAAGGCGAACGCCCGCCGACTAAAGCAGAGCTGGACGCGTTTTTCGCCCAGCAACAGCCTGCGCCCGCGGAAGCTCCCGCTTCAACTCCGGCGGAGACCCCTGCTCCTGCGCCGGCAAGCCGCGGTATTGGCACTACCATTCGGGAACTGGCGACCGAAGCCGGCGCCGGCACCACGGGTCAGGCAATCGGCACCGTGATCGCGCCCGGAGTTGGCACCGTAGTAGGCGGGGCGATCGGCGGTGGTGCTGGCAATCTGATTAACCAGTTTCAGCGGATGTCGGACGACCCGAACTACCGCTTTCGCTGGGGCGAATTCCTGTCCGACATCGGTACTGGTGCAATCCCCGGCGGATCTTTGGCCAAAACCGGAATAAAGGCGGTTGGACGCGAGGCGCTGAAACAAGGTGTGGCTGGAGCCGCGTCTGCCGCGACCCAACAGGCGATTGATGAAGGCAAATTGCCCTCGGCCAAGGAGACGTTGCTCGCCGGCGGCGTTTCGGCTTTGACCGGCGGAGCAGCCCAAAAAGTGCTTTCGGGCGCGCCGAGCGCCGCGGCTTCTGTTCGCAAAGCCTTTGCTGGCCGGTCAAAAGAACTCCGCACGTTTGAGGCTGGCTCGGCCAAGGGGCTCAAAGCCGTGCCGTCGGACCTCGACCCGTCGTTTACCACCACTCAACTGGAGAGTCTGGGTGGCAAGGCAGCGGTCAATCAACGCACCCAGCTCGCCAATCAAGACGCGGTAAACAAGATGGTTCGAGAGGAACTTGGCATCGCCGAGAACGTCGGGCTATCGCCTAGTTCCCTCAAGGCGCTCCGCGAGCAGGAGGGCAAAGTCTACGAGCAAGTCGACGCTTTGGCCGAGAAAGCGCGTAAAGACTTGGAGAAACTCCAAAAGTCGAGGGCCGCGGCGACCAACGTCTCTGATCCCGCGCAACGGGCCATCGAGGAAGCCAAGTTCAACGCCAAGTACGGCCAAAAAGAAGCCCGTTTGACCGAACAGGCCGCCGCCAGTCTGGAGGACTTGCGTAAGACCCGCGGCGATATGCAACGGATGTGGGACAACTATTACGCTTCCGGTGGCAAGAACGTCGACGCTCAACAAGGCGCGATCGCTCTCCGAGCAAAAGCGGAGGAATTAGAAGACACGATCGACCGGGTGCTCCGTAAAACCGGTAAATCCGCTTTGGCGGATCGGATTGTGCCTGCGCGTCAACGGATCGCCCAGAGCTACAGCGTCGAGGAGATGCTCAATCCGGGCAACTTCAACGTAGACCCAGATGTTGCCGCTCGGATGCTGAAAAACGGAGTTCCGTTGTCCGGCAACCTTCGGCTTTTGGGCGAGTTCAAGGCCGCGTTCCCGAACAGCTTGCGAGAAGCGTCCAAGGTGTCCTCGCCGGACGTAAGCCTTCTCGGCACCGTTGCTCAGGGCGCGGTGGGTGGCGCTGTCGGTCTTGGCGCGGGCAACCTGCCCGGGGCCGTTCTTGGTGCTGTTGCCGTGCCGCTGGCCCGCAAAGGTGCTCGCGAGTACTTGCTCTCGCCCGGAGTGCAGCGCAGGGCCTACGAGGCGGCGTTGCCGCAGGCCAAAACCCCGCTTCCGTTGGCCGCCGGGACCGCCGCGATGCGCCAGACGGGCCAGCAGGTGGGCCAGCAAAACACGGCAACACCGGTGCCCAACGATCAGGCAATCGAGGCGCTTCGTAAAAATCCCGCGCTCGCAAAGGACTTCGACGCAAAATACGGGTTTGGCTCCGCAAAACGGTATCTCAAAACTCCCTGACTGTGGCCAATCCCTTCGACGTATTCGACAACCCGGTGACCCGCGGCGCCCGTGATGTGGGCGTCGCGTTTTCCCTTGGGGCCAACGGGTTGGTCAAGATGGCCGGCGATCTCGCGACGCTGACCACAGGCAAAAAAACCGCCCTGTCCGAATTGGCGCAAAAGAACATCGAGTATCTTCAGCGCCAGAAATCCCCCGAGCTGATTGCGGCAGAACAAGAGCGGGAAGCCGCGGTGAGCGCGGAGGAAAACCCGGTTTATCAGGCTTGGAGCTATATTAAGTCGACTGCGTCCAACCCGTTGTTGGCCGCGACCAGCGCGGCGGAGACGGCGCCCAGTTCCGTGGGTGCTGGCGCTTTGGGCGCCGGTGCTCGTATGGCCGCAGGCAAGCTGTTGGCCAAAAAGGGATCGGAGTTCGCCACGAAAGCGGGTGTTGCGACTGCGCTTGGCGCCGGTACGGCGATGCAAGCCGCAGACGTTGGTGGGGATCAATTCGACGAACTTCTCAAGACTCTGGGAGGGATGGACGACGACACGGCGATGCAGATCCCGCAAGTCGCCGATCTCGTTCAGAACAAAGGGTCGTCCATTGCTGAAGCCAAAGGGGCGGTCGCCCTTGATCTGGCGAGGAAAACGGCCTTTGGGGCCGGCGCGGTTTCAGCGGTCAGTCAGTTGGCTCCGGGTGGTCGCACCATCGAACGGGCGCTGGTCGGCGGCACGAAAAAGGCCGCCGGACAAACCCTTGGTCGCACTCTGCTTGCCGGCGCCAAGGGCGCCGCTGGCGAAGCCACGCAGGAGTCGTTTGAAGAAGCTGGCGGTCAGGTTGCAAAGAACATCTTGGCGCGCCCGGTAGAACCCGAACGAGAGCTGACCGCTGGCGTCGGCCCGGCGGTTGGGCAGGCAGTTATGGGCGCTGGCGCCCTCGGCGGCGCCGCAGGTATCGCCCAAGGAACACCTTCCCGCCCATCACCGCAGCCGGCGCCGGAGGGTCAAACTACGGCGGGCAAAACCGGAGAAGCTCCGGCGTCGGCTGCGACCAAGAACGCTCTTGCCGGAGCGCCGGAGGTGGCGCTGGAGAACTCCGAAGGGCTGACGCCTGAGCAGTTCTTTGCCGCCGTCAACATCCGCCAAGCGCGTTTGCTCGGCGGTGAGGCCGACCCAGAGGATGTGCGGACGGCGGGCGAAGTTCCGCCCCCGAAGACGCTGATTGACCCTGAGGAAATGCGCGCGGCGGTCGACGAGACGCAAAAGGCGCTCAACGACTGGAAATCTCAAAACCCGAACGCTCCGGAGAATATCGTCATCGTCTTCGACCCGGAGATGCTGCACAACAACTACGGGATTCAGGGAGCATTCAATCCCCGCGACGGCAGCATCTTCATCAATTCCGCGTTCGTTGCCCCAGAGAATGTCGGCAAGATCGCCAGCCACGAGTGGGCTCACCAGACTCTGGCGACGCCAGAGGGTCAGCAGGCGTTTGCCGATTTCGTGCAGCGGGAAATCCCGCAAGGCGAACTGGACGCGCTGGCGACCCGTTACGGCACGCAGGACCGCCGGGTGCTGCTGGAGGAATGGATCGCCGAGAATCAGGAGAAGGCCCCGGGCGTGATCGAGCGCATCGTCGCTCGCATCCGCGAGTGGCTCGCCGGAGTTGGCATCGTCGATCTGAGCGACGCGGAGGCTGCGGACATTATGCTCCGCACCCTGCGCCAGCGGGCTGAGAACCGCATTCAGCCCGACACGTTTGAAGGAATGCAGCCCGCGGAGGGCGAGCGGTTCAGCCTCTCGGCGGAGCCGAAGCGCATCTCTGGTGTGATGGCCAGCCCCAGCATCACCGACATCAACTACGACCGGGCCAAGCGCAACCTGACCTCGGCCAATCAGGCCCGTTTCAAGAGCCAGATTTCGGAGTACGCCCCGGAAGCTGAGATTTTCGACGCGGTGGGCGATTGGGCCGACGGGTCGGAAAACTCCGTTGCGGCCATTTTCCAAGACCGCAAATCCGGCGACGAACTCCAGCGTCTCGCGGCTCAGGTCGGCCTCGCCGGCGACCAGAAGGCCGTTCTCTGGTGGCGCACCGAGCCGGAAGGCGCTGACGCCATCCACGAAATGGTCTGGCCCAAGAGCGTCTCGATGGACGAGGCCCGTCAGGCGATGATCGACGTGGGTCTGGAGAACCGAACGCTCATCCAGACGCCCGAAGGGGTGCGCGGATTCGTGTTTGACCAAGGCCGTCAGAATCTCAATAAGATCGAGGCACTCAATGAACACGAAACCCAACCTTCTCTCGAATCCAGCCCCGCAGCAGGAGACTTCCTCGGCAGTTGGACAAGCCGCGCCGAGGGCCGACGGGCCTACCGGCGAGTACTGGGATCGACTCCGCAAGCTGAAGCGGGTGCGGGTGAGCTACGATCTGGGGAGGTCGGTGGGGTCAGGGATCGTGGTGAGCCAGAAGCCCGTTTCAGCCTGACCGATCGAGTCGCGCAAGGGCGCGACACGGTGCTGGCAACGGAAGCGCAGAAGCTGAAGCGCGGCGAAACGACGCCGGCGAAGTACGCTCGCAAGGTGGAGCAGAGGATGCCGCTCCGTCCGTTTGACGAGGTTCCTGAGCCTGCTACGGACGAGGACATCCTCCGTGGGCTCGGCAACCGGATGGCCGGCGAAACGCTCAAGCGCGAGCTGAAGGCCAATCCTGAGGACATCGAGGGCCAGCAGGTCGAGGCGCGTCTGGACATCCCGTCCTACGAGGACGCGAACGTCTGGACCGTCACCCTGCACAACCCCCGCGAACGCGCTGGAGCTGCCGGCAAGGTGCTGGCGTACACGCCCACGGCGGTCCTGCGCGACGTGACCTTTACGGTCAACGAGACCGCGGCGATGAACGTCGCCGCTGGTGCCCGCAAGAGCAGCTTCGCGACGATGGACGGCACGTACGTGCCGGCGACCGCTCAAAGCGCCTACGAGCAGGCCGTGGAGGCCAAGGAAAGCGGCGACTGGGTCGAGATCGGGATGAACCCGATCCGGCATTCGTACTTCTACGACAAGTCCGACCAGCGTCCCGTGGTGTCGGCCGAGGAAGTCATTCAGGTCGGCGGGCTGGTGCTGGGTCGCGGCGTGCAGTACGGCGAGAAGTCCGACCAGAAGTTCAGCCTCAGCGAGGAACCAGTTGAACAGCAGGTTGAAGAGACCGAAGAAGAGGTGGAGGAAACCGATTCCAATCTGGTGACGGGCGACGAGGCTGAACGGGAACGGGACGACCTTCCCCCCACCAGCGCGCTCAACACGCTCTACTCGGAGAAGTCGTCCATTTCGCTGCCTGAGCAGGGCAAACGCACAAACGGTCAGGTCGCCGAGCAACTGCGCCAAGCGGCTCTTAAACATTGGGGCCGCAAGTTGGACTCCTCGAACCTCACCCCCGAAGAAACCGACGGCATCGTCGACAACGGTGTCGAGGAAGTGCTCGCCGGGCTCAAGGCCAGCAACCACGCGGGCAACTGGTACACCACCGCCATCCGCAAGGCGATGGCCATCGCTAGCGTGCTTCACCCGGAGTTGCGCGACGACACGCTGGCGCAGAAATCGGGTTTCAAGGACGCGAAAGCGGCCGAGGTCGGCCTTTCGCTCGCGATGGCGATCACGTCGCAAAACCTAAACGTCGAGAAGAACACCGAGTACGCCAACGAGCAGTTCCAGATTCTGAAGGAGACCGGCCGTTTCGACCCCTCCAAGGAGTACGGCAGCAAGATGGAGGCGATTTCCGGCAACCTCCAACTGGCGAATACCCTGCTGAACAAGGTCGGTTGGGACGGGGTCGAGCCGTTCTTGAACCGCGAGTACACGGTCAAGGAGTTGAACGAGATCGCTTCCGAGGTGCTGGGCCAAGAGGTCAGCATCGCCGGCAAAGTCGATGACGTGGTCAACGGCTCCGCGATCTTTGGGCCCAAGATCGGCGGCGGCTTCTTCCAGAACCTGCGCGCCAACTTCAACCCAGTCACCGTCGATCTCTGGATGCGCCGCACTTGGGGCCGCTGGACCGGCGACGTGCTTCCGGAGCCCTTGGACGCCCGCCGGCTGGCTCGTATGCTGGAAGGTATGCGCGAGTCCGGGATTCAACTCCCGGAACAACTCCGCTCCATCCGCACGGTGCTCGCCACCGAAGGCCGCAAGGTGCCTACGCTGACCGAAAAAGCGGCGCAGCGCATCTTGTCCGATCCGGACAAGGTGAACGCCGCTTACGACTTCGCGGCAGAACAGGATTCACGCTGGAACAAGTTGTACAGCGAGGTCCGGCAGAACATCACGCCCGAACAGGCCGAGGCGATTCGCGCCGGCGAGCTTTCGCTGGAGCAGCTCAACCGCCAGCAGCAGAAATCCCTCCGCGAGAAACGGGACGCTTGGCAGGCTGTGGAGGATCGTCCGTCCGGATCGTCCAAGGAAGGCCGCGACGCGCAGAAGAAGTTCTTCGAGGAGATGGACGCGAAAGCGGGCCGGACCGCCAAGCTGACGAACAAGGAGCTGTCCAAGTTCAAACCCGAATGGGCCAAGTCCTCCCGGGTCATCACCACGCTGCTCAAGCCCGTGGACGTGCCCAGCGATCTGGACCGCCGGGTGATCGTCGATGTGGTCAACCGCATCCGGACCGAGTTGCAGAGCCGAGGCGTCAACGCCACTAACGCCGACATTCAGGCCATCCTGTGGTATCCGGAGAAGGACATCTGGGCCAAATTGGCTGGCAAAAAGGAGTCCAAGCTCAAATCCTCCTACGATGAAGAATTCCTCCGAGTCGCCGAAGCGCAGGGTCTTGGAAACGAAGCCAGAGACGCCGCCGGACGAGTCGGCAATTGAGCCGCACACCCTGAGCGCCCGGATGTCCTCGGATCAGATCGACACCTTTGTCGATCGGCTCCTAAAGGCCGGGCGCCCGGGGAAGACCGTCAAACCCGATCGACGCGATGGGAAGCCGGGGCGTACCAGCCGGCTCCCCTTAGCTCGTTGAGCTGGCGGAAAGCCGAGTCGTACAGGCGCCCGCACCGCTCCAGAGAGTAACGGGTACGGGTCAGGGTCGCGCAGATGCCGCGGTCGATATCTTTGGATAGCTCGATCGCCTTGATCCAATCGCCAAGGGTGTTGCACCGGTAGCCGGTCAGCCCTTCGCGCACCGTCTCGGTGAACGCGCCGTAATCGACCGAGATGAGCGGGGTGCCGCACATCATCGATTCCACGCCGCTGCCGGCGAAAGGCTCGATGAAATTGGTCGGCATCAGCATACAACGCGCTTTGCCGATCAGGTCAGCGCGAGCCTTCCCGTGAACCGGGCCGACGTACTCGATGTCGAGGTGACGATCCTCCGGACGAGGATCGCTCAGGACGTGCTGCATCACCTCGGCTTCAAAATCGCCCTGACCCGCAAAGACGAACTTGGGCGGAACGGTGCCAGACTCGACGGCGCGCTTGGCGCACTCGCGGATGATCGCCGCGATCGTAGTCATCCCCTTGGGCGGGGTGATGCGGCCCATATACACCACGTAGTCGCCTGAGCCGTCGCCGACCGGCCAATCCTCAAGGTCGAAGTAGTTGGGGACGACCCAAGAGTAAAACCGGTTCTGCCCCGGCTCACCCTGCGGAACCGACGAGTCGTGATCCCAATGACCCCAATGGTAGTGGCGCCACGCCTGAGACTCGAAAATCCGCCACGCCCCGAACGGCTTGTCGGAGTAACCGATCCCGCTCTCGACGTGGACGCATTGGGGGAAGATCTTAACCAGTTGGTCGTGGGCGCGGCCGAACGGATGCAGGATGAAGTCGCCCGGCTTCACGCGCTTGGACAACTCGACGATCAGACGACTGTTGAAGGTGGGCCAGCCTCGCTCTCCGATCACGGCGTGGTCCCCGTGGAACTGAGTCTTGTTCGTACGCGAGTAATACTCCGCGAACTCGGCCGCGTTTAGGATGTGTACTGTCTCTTTAGCCGCCGGGTCATCGACGCTGCCCTCGTTGCAATAGCGAATCACGTCCCAGCCGTAAGGCTGCATCATTTTGGCCCATCGGCGGCACTTTCCAGTAAACGCGCAATGGGAATACTCGTCGGTCAGCAGCGTGTGGAAACACGCCACCAGATGCATAGTGGGCAAGGCGGGCATAAGGTCGGATATCCTCATAAGATTATGGCGGTCAAGTATCTTCTTGCCGACCCCCAAGCGAGAATCAAACTGAAGCACGATGAACGCTACCACTATTGCTGCCGTCGTGCGGCATCTCCTCGGCATTGCGGGCGGTTGGCTGTTGGCGAAGGGTGTTTCCCTCGACGCGGGCACCATCGAGACGATCTCTGGTGCTCTTGGCTCCCTCATCGCGGTCGGCTGGTCTCTGTACTCGAAGCAGAAGCCAAAGGATGCTGCCTAACCTCGTCGGGCTCATCCTCGCTCTGGCGAAACTGGCGCCGTTCCTGAACCGATTACTGGACGCGATCGAAAATGAACGGGCCGAGCGTAACCGGAAGCGGCTGTATGGGCTTATCGATGACGCAGTCGCTGATGCAAAGCGCGCTCCTCGCGATTGTCCTTTCAGCGACTGTCCTCTCCATCGGGTGCGTGAGCCGGCCCAGCCGGGTGGAGGCGCTGCTCAAACATCCTGAGTTCCGCGCCGCGGCGCAATACGCGCCAGAGTTTACAACCGCCGTGCTCAAAGCGGTTGTAGACGCGGAACACGGACGATGACCGACCCAATGTCAGCCTTCGATCCACACTCCACCGACGCGATGTTCGCGAAGGTGCTGGCGAAATTAGAAGAGCAGGCGGCGATGCTCGCGGAGATCAGGGAGAACGGCAGGCTGACCGAGATCGAGATCGCGAACCTCAAAAGTTGGCGCGACACGTTTGAGGGGAAGGTCACGGTCATCGCGGCAAGCACCAGTTTTGTCATTGGTCTGGTTGTCAGCGCAGTTGTAAGTTGGCTTAGAAAATGAACCTCCCCGAACTCGCCATCGCTCTCCGCGCCTCGCAACTCTACGCCCATCAGGCCCACAACCTGACCACGGGCTGCAACTTTCAACAGGACCACGAGACTTTTGGCGCGTTCTACGAGGCTTACGAAAAGGCTTACGATGACGTGGTGGAGCGAGTCATCGGCCTGACCGGCACCTGCGACATCACCGCGATCACCAAGTCCGCGTGCGACGTGGTCGAGAAGAGCAAATTCCGCGACGCCAAGACCGCTTACTCGGTCCTGCTGGCGACGGAGAAGTCGCTCCTGACCATCTGCGACTCCGCAAACAAGAAGGCATCGCTCGGTACGCAGAACCTGATTCAGGCAATCGCGGACGATTCGGAGAAGCGGATGTACCTCATCCAGCGGCGGCTGAAGGACAACTGACCATTTTGCGGTAGTTGGCCATCACGCGCAGCATCTCGTGCTGGGCGTCCCCCCGTTCCCGTAGCGTTTCGACAATAGCCTCGTCGATCGTGCCCTTGGCGAGAATGCGATAAATCAGAGGTTGTTGGGTTTGGCCCTTGCGGGCCAACCGGGCGTTGAACTGGTCGTACAACTCGCGCGACCACGTCGGGGAGTACCAGACGATGATGCGACCGCCCTGTTGCAGGTTAAGACCGTGACCCATCGAGCGCGGATCGGCCACCAGCATCGGAATTTGGCCGGTATTCCACGCCTTTTCGATATCCCCCTTAAACTTCGCCGCGTCCACCGCGCCGGGGATGGCGGCGCAAATGCGCTCGCGCTCGTGAACGTAGTTGGACGCCACCAGTAGTGGCTCCTTCAAGTCCCTCACGAGTTTCTCCAGCCAAACGATCTTGCCGTCGTGGATTTCGGCCACGGTCCGGTCGTCGTTGTAGGCGTTGCCGCCGGCCATCTGGTGCAGTTTGCCGGCCAATACGGCGGCGTTGCGGGCCACCACCTCACCTGAGTCGGTCTGCACCAGAAACTCCTCCTCTAGCTCCTTGTAGGCGTCTTGCGCGACCGGCGACATAGTGATCTCGATGTCCTCCAGCACGGTGTCGGCTACGTCGAGGTAGTCGGAGCTACGCAGGGTCACGGTCAGGTCGCTGATCTTGTCATAGACCTTCGACTCCGCGGTAGGCTTGGGGGCCCAATTGTACCGCATATAATCGGTTGGGTAGAAGTAGGTGTCCCGGTAGCCGTTAAAGCTCCGGCCCAGCCGAGCACCGTCGTCCAGTAACCGGATCTGCCCAAACAACTCCAAGAGCGAGTTGGGCCGAGGCGTGCCGGTCAGGCCCCAACGCATCTGGTCCCCGAACAAAGGACGCAGGGCGTTGATCCGTTTGCTCTGGGGATTCTTGGCCTTGGTGATCTCGTCGAAAACCACCACGTCGCAGAAATCGAGGCTCCGCAGCCGGTCCAAACGGTCGTAGTTGATCAAGTAAATCTGGGCGTCGCCGGAAGGATCGCCGTCCATCAAGTGTTCGATCTTCATCCACTTGAATTGGTCCCACTTCTCGATCTCGTTGGGCCACGTCATCCGGGCCACGCGCTTGGGCGCCACGATCAGCGCAGACCCGATTGCGCCCTCTTGAAACAAGGTGTTGAGCGCGGAGAGGGTCGAGGCGGTCTTGCCCAAACCCAGCCCCACAGATGCGTAAGCGCGGTCGTTCGCCAGCAGGTGATCGACCATCTGCTGCTGGTACGGCTCCAGCTTGAGCTTCATCGGAACAAGCGCCCAACGATGCTGGCCCAAACCCGTTGGAACCAATTGAGCTGCGGCTCGGCCGGGGGATTGCTGATCCATTTCGAGCGCACGGTGCCGCGTTGATGTTCCTCAAGGTACCTCGTACCTTCGCGCACGTTGAACCAGATCGCGGTGTAGCGGGAACCGGTTTTTTGCAAACGACAGCCTTGTATGCGGCCTTCGTAAGCTGCGGTGCGGAGAACGTTTTTGTGTGAACGTTCCATCCTGATGGTTGATAGAGGGACGTATCCCTCGGGGATTTCGCTGACGTTATTATAGGTTTTCATCGCGGGCAAAATTGAGTGAGGAGGGCCACGATCTCGTCGTAGTCGTCGCCCCAACGGACGTTGCAACCAACAGCGCGGAGGCGCTCCATCTCGTGCAACTGCAACGCGGTCGGTTTAGCTCCGCGCTGCTTAAACTCTAAAAACAGGATGCTTCCCCCCGGGCAGATCACGATACGATCGGGCACGCCTCGGGAGGAGGGTGAGGTGAACTTGTAAGTGAGCAGGCCGTGCCGCCTGCACCACTCAACTACTTTGTGTTCCAGCTCCGCTTCCTTCATCGGGCTTTTCAAAAACCCAAATGCCGGTGGGCTTGGGTTGTAGGTCAAACTTCTTGGAGCTGTATTTGAGAGCCTTGGCGTGCGCCTCCTCCGGAGAGTTGGCGCGCACCTCGACTGCACCAATGATGTTGGCGGCGATATAGTATTTTTTCATACAACGAGTTTCTGGATGCGCTCGCGGATGCGGACCTTCTCCAGCTTGGAGATGCGGGCGATCAAACGATCGATGATCGTCATCCTGCGCGCACCCATCAGCTCGATCAGCACCAGCCGGCGCAGGTCCGGCTCGTTGATGCCGAGCAACAGCATTTCGTTTAACTTGTTCCAACCGGCGAGGTGGATGGACAGGCGTTGTTTGTCCTTGTCCGACACCTCGACCGGCTGGTCGAAGATTTGGTATCTCTGGTGTATCTTCATTTGCTATAGAACGGTGCGATCTTGGCCTCGACCTTGAGGGGCAGGCCCTTAGCCCACGCGGGCACGTCGGCCAGCGCGGCGGCGAACTCCTCGGCGGTCTTGCCGTCCCGACGGATCGCCAGCCCTTGGTCGTGGATCAGCGCAAACGGAAGCATCCCGCGGGCCTCGGCGACACGGGCGCCGTGAGACATCACGTCGGCCGCGACAGCCTGACTTGCGTTTTCCGCAAGTTTCCCCCCGTAGAGTTTAATGCGCCCAGCCTGCTGAGACATCGGCAACTGACCCCAGTAAGTGAGCTGCTCGCCAAACTGAGGATCGGTGCCGATCTGCGGGTCGCGGTAGGCCAGAGTGCGGCCCGACGGCAGCGTGAAAAACAAGTACGGGCACCCCGCGGTCTCCTCGACGTGGAACGAGCCGACTCGGTTGCCGCGGTTCTTCACCGCGCTCATCGCGTCCTGATTGAGTTTGCGCCAGTACGCGGTGATGGCGGGGTGAGCGTCGCGGTACATCGACACGGCGCGCTCGGCCAGAGCGGCATCGCACGCCACCCCGAACAGCTCGCAGGTCGACAGGAACTTGGCGGAGCCCATCCCGTATCCGCAGCCCAGAATGGTGCGCTTGCCCATATCACGTTGGTCCCCGTTCACCGCGGCAGGGGCCACGCTGTAGATGAGCGAGGCCATCCGTCGGTACTGATCGATCCCCTTGGCCCACATCTCCAGCGCATCCTTCTGGCCGGCGAGCCAGCAGATCACGCGGGCCTCGATAGCATTGTAATCAGCGTCGAGCATCTCGGACCCGGGCAACTGAATGAAATGCCGAATACACGATGCCAGCACCTCCACGGGGTCACCGTAAACGGAGTCGAGGCCCTTGGCGGTGCCGCCGTTGCAGACGTAGCGGTACGCGGGCTTGGCGATCGGGCGCATCTCCGGCGTCGCCTTCTTGGCGTTCTGGATTTGCGGACCACCAGCGGACCAGCGTCCGGTGCCGGCGCCGTAGAATTTCATCACCCCGCGCATCCGCGCGTCGGGCATCGACCACTCCAGCATAGTGTCGATCTTCTTGGTCGCGGCGTAGGAGAGCTGACGGTACAGGCCGATGACGCGGCCCAGCGGGTCGGGCAGTCGCGACGTGTCGAGGGCCTCCAGAGTGCCGGCCTGCATATCCTCGATCTCCGCGCCCCGGGCGCGCAGCCAGTCCAGCACCTTGGCGCGCTGGGTGATTTGCAATCCGGTCAGGGCCTTGAATTCGCCAGAGGCGGACGCGGTCACCTCGGCGACGATCGCGGAGGCGTTACGCAGCGCAGCGTGGTTCACCGGGATGCCCTCGGCGTTCATCCTCTGCGTGAATAAATACGTTTCCAGCAAGCCGCCCCGCAGGTCGAAACGCGCCCGCAGCATCCGGTGAATCTCCTTCTCGGCGCGCACGTCCTGCCGGCAATATTCGCAGAACTGAGCCCACTTCTCGCGATGGTCGCGAGGCTCGTTGAACTGGCCGTCCTCCCGCGGAATCGAGAACAAGCGGATCAGGGCTTTGCCCTTGGCATCCTTCTTGGCGTCGATGCCGAGGGCATTGCCGGCCTTCTCCAGCGAGTCGGGCAGGCCGGCCATCCGGGCCATCGCCTGCGTGCATCTCCAAGCCTCCAGCGGCACGGCAGGCACGAACTTGGTGCCCTCCAGCACGGGCTGCTCGAACGGAGCGTTGAACGCACGCACCTCGGTCGCCTGAGCCAGCAGCTCCAAAGCCTCGGGATCGCTCTCGACGCCCGCGTCGCGGAATAACGGATTTACCCAAAGCCATACCGGCGCGTCGTGCGCGGCCTCGGAGACCGCGGCCATCAGCACCTGCGTGCTGGGGTCGCACCCGTAACGGTACGCCCCGCACGCGGGCAGGTCCGCGGAGGACCGCGTCTCAATGTCGATGTGGACGATCATCCTACTAAGCGCAGTCTCTGATTTTCGTCGTGCAGTTGCTTGATCAACTTCAACAAAAACGTCCGGCTTTTCATACCCAAGTTGGGCGGTAACCCGCCGTTTCGTTTCCGCAAAAACTCAGTCGCAGCCTGATGGGCCAAAGTACCTGTCCCTCGTTTAACGGTTTCCGGACCAACGTCCGTAGTTTTCCAATGTTTCATCAAAAAGTGGGCCACCACTAACGCAGGTTGCCCAGTCTCGGTATGACAACAACAACACCTATCCTTACTTCCCGTCGTCAACCAACGACGGGAAAGCGAAGTAGAAATCCTCCTCGGTGAGTTCGAGGAGATCGATCAGACGGACGCCGGCAAGGTGTTGCCGGATCATCGACGCGGCGACGGGATCATCTGCCAGCTCACGGGCCAACCGCATCGATTTCTCCAGAGGAGTCTCAGACGACGGATTCATCGTCGAGAGGAGCGAACTCCTTGGACACGTCCACCGAGCCCTCGCCAAACCGTTCGCCGGTTTTGACGAACTGCACGGCGCGGAGCTTCGCGTTGATGCGCTTGCCGTATTGATTGTCCTGCGCCCACAGCTCGATGGTCGCGTTGACGTAGTCGCCCGCGAGCGGCTTGTCGTCGTCCTCGGTCAGCGGGGAGAGGTCACGAGCAACGACCTGCGGACGCTTGTCCGTGCGGGCGTTCACGAACATCACGCCGTCGCCGTAGCCGGCGGTGTCGGCCTTCTCGGAACCGTCGCGCACGCAGATCTTCTGCGCGCCCGGCGATTTGCCCTTGAACGCCTCACGGATGAGGTTGTCGACGCTGCGCTTCAGCTCGGCGATTTCCTTGGCGTTGGACTTCTTGTCCACGATGAACGTCGCGGAGTAGCTGCCCTTCGCGTCGGTGGGCGCGAACTTGCGCTCGCGGAACAGGGAGGGGAACGACAGTCGGACGTTCTCCAGTTTGATGATGCTGCGGGTGGTCTGAGTGCTCATTGGATTTTAGTGAAACCAGTTACTTGGATGGCGGGGCGCTTGTCGTCCTCGGGTGCGAGGGTCGGCTTGCCTTCGGGCCGTGTGATCAGCCCTTGGAGCTTGTTCTCGAACTTCGTGGACAACTCGATCCCCTTGAGAGCCTTTTCTGCTTGGGCGGGCGAGATGAGGTCGGCTCGGGGCCTCAGGTCGTCGATGGTCAGGTGGTTGTTCAGCAGCTTGAGGGCTGCCTCTTCATCCACCCACGTACGGTTGGAACGACCTTCGACCAGCTTGAAGCCCATAGGCTCCGCGCCGGCCATCAGGTCGGAAGTCTCTTGGGCCATCACAGCGTCCATCCAATCGGTCAGGACGCGCTTGGCCTTTAGCACCTGCACGCGCTGCTCGCGCGTCAGGACGCCCGGGTCGGGCAGGTCGATGACCCGTGCGGTCGGGGGCAGGGCGGTCAGGCCCTGCGTCGCGAACGCGCTGCAAATGCCCTTGGCGGGGCAAAAGCGGCACGCCTTGTCGCTGGGCTCAAACTGAGCCTCGCCGTGCAGGGCTTGGTACGCCTTCGCGCCCAGCCGGGTCGTGAACATCGCCAGCTCTCCGCGCGTCAGGGTCCACGTCCGCACCGCGGCCGGGTTGTTCCGGTCACGGGGCTGCACGATGGACAGATGCACGGGGAACGTGTCCGCGAACTCCATAATGAGTTCCCATTGGCGGATGATCGACTCGGCGTAGATCGCGAGCTGCTCGTTTTCCTCAGCCTCGACCGAGACGCCTTGGCCGTACTTGAGGTCATCGATGTACAGGGCGTTCCCGCTCTGCGTCGCAGCGTCGACGACGCCGTTGCGCGAGTTGAGGTAGAACAGCGGCACCTTCTTCTCGACCGCCAGACGCGAGCCCGGCGACTGATGAGAGCGGACGTGGTCGACGTACACCTGAACGTGTTGCAGCATCTCCGCGCTGGTGTCGGGCTGAACGCCCTTCCCGAGCAACAGGTTTGCCGCAACCTCGTGCGCCTGCGTGCCCTCGTCGGCGAACACCGACGAGTCCTCAGGCAACTCGGCGGCGTGCTCGACGAGGAACTTCACGCTGGCGGTGCAGCGCGACCAACGGCTCGCGGCCGACGGGCCTACGTCAACCTGCTCACGCCTGCCCATCGGTGATCTCCTTCAGCGCGGCGTGAATCGCGGAGTACTGGTCGAGCGGCGCGTCGCTGATGCGCTTGAGGCCGAAACGCTTGTTGAGCGCGACCACGTCGTTGAGCTTGCCGGCGTCGAGCGCGGCCTGCGCTGCGTCGCGGATGTCCTTCAGCGAGACCTCGGCGACAGGCGCAGGCGCAGGAGCGGGCTCAGGCGTCGGCTCCGGCGTCGGCTCAGGGGCCGGCGCGGGCTCCTCGGCCTTGGGGGCCTTGGCCTTCTTGGGCTTGGGCGCTTCCACGGTCGTCGTGGTCGCGGCGGTGCCGCTGGTCACGGTCGTCGTGGTCGACGGCATTTGAGCGCGCAGGGCGTCAATCGCGGTGGTGAGCTGCGTGACCGCAATCGCGAGTTCGTACAGTTTGGTTTCGAGCATAGGATTATTCGGGGAAATAGATGAACAGGATGGTGAGGCAGAACAGGAACGTGAACGAAGCGCAGAGCAGAAGCACCTCGGTGTTGGTCAGTCCCTCGCGGGGGGTCTTGACTCGGTCGTGGTTAGGGTCGGCGGGCATAGGGCTGTGGTACAGATATCGTTTTTGTTTAATGTCAATACCCGTCGTCGATTTCTTCGTCTCGGCGTCCCGTGAGGTAGCCGAGAGTGAAACCGATCGCGCAGGACGTGAGGATCAGGATGAGGACGATGATGACGGTCATAGGAGTTCGATGCGGGTGCGGGCTTGGTCGAGTGCGCGCTCAGGATTGCCGCGGGTCCAAAGCGTGTGGCGGTTGCCGTCGATGATGTGCCGGCCGGCCGGCAACCAGCTCTCCTGACGCAGGATCGAGGACAGGGCCTGATCGGTGAACGGAGGCAGGCCCTCGCGCGGCAGGACGCCGCGGAGCGCGGTGAGGCTGACGAGGTCAGGACGCACCAGCGGGTGCGGCGCGTCCTCGATGGCGTCGATCACGGCACGCTGGAGCGGGCTCGCGGTCAGCGCCATCATCTCGGTCAGGTACTCGGTTTGCGGCGCGCGTCCGTCAGGGCGGAAGCTGGGCGATATCTTCCAGTCCTCGAAGAACGCGCGGAAGCCTCCGGCGAGGTCCGGCAATTTGCCATAAAGGTTGTCGAAGTAACCGGCGCCCAGCGCGGCGATTTGCTCGCGCGTTTGCAGCGGCGAGCAGATGCACAGGTACCTGCGTTCGCCGACCTGCACGGCGAGAGCGTCGTGCCAGTTCGAGAACAGCAGATAATTCGTGGTGTTGGGCACGGTCTGCACGGGCTCGTACAGGTTGCGGACGCTGATGCGGTCGTCGGAGATGAGCGGCTTCAGACGGTCGGCCATCTTATAACGGTTATTCCCAAACATCCGCAGCTCGTTGATCACGGTCAGGAGCTGGCCCGCGGCCCATCCGTTGTGCGTCGCCTCCAGCGCGTACTCGGCCGAGAGGATTTGCACGTTCGACAGTCCGTAGACCCACTCCCCGACGCTGCCCACGTAGTTTTTGCCCGCGCCCTGACCACCGTGGAGGAAGATGCCCCAACGGATTTTGATGCCCGGGAATTGCGCCATATGAGCGAAAAAATCGGTCACGTTGATGGCGTACTTCCCGGCCAGATGGCCGAGGTGAGTCAGCCACATATCCTGCGCCTCCTGCTTCTTGCTGCGGTCAGCCTTCGCGAAGCTGGGGCGGTACGTGTTGATGTACGGCACGCCGTCGAGCGTGAAGACGCGCTTCTTCTCGCCGGGGGAGTAACGGAGATTTTCGACGACGGGGATGCCCACATCGTGAACGAGGTAGTCGCACGTCGAGACCTCCTGCACCGGAGAGCGGTACACGAGATCGACGACCTCGCGCTTCAATTTGCGTCCGTCGATGGGCCTATAAAACAGATTGGGCCCAGTAAGGAACACGATGTTACCAGCCCAAGGCGGTTGATTGGACGCGCTGCGGGTCGCAGCGACGGAGAGCCTTTTGACTTCCTTCGCGATGTCCTGCTGCGTCGGGCCGCGGAGCCCGCGCGAGCGCACGGTCGCGTGCAGGTCGGCGATCAGAACCTTGGACTCGATGGGCCCGATCACGCTGGCCAGTTTCGCCAGACGCTTCGCGCCTTGGTCGAGCAGTTCCTCGGATGAACGGGCATCGTCGCGAATCCACGCGCGAGCCTGATCGAACATCCGCGTCGCCATCGGTCGGTTGTTCCAGCCGGCCTCGACGGCGCCGGCGATCACGGTGCGGACCGTGACCGGCACGCGGTCGGCGGGCTGGGCTTTGAACGATTCCCAGCGGCTCGCCAGCTCGTCCATCCCGGGATATTTCTCGGGCGCGGTCGCGGACCAGTCATCCCAAAGGGTAAAACCGGATTCACCGAATTGATGTTTGAGCGCCATCCCGACCTCGATCCAGTCCTGCATCGAGCAGGCTGCGGGCAGGTGCGTCAGGGCCTCGGCGATCTCCTCGCGCGTGATGCCCTCGACGGGCGCGCGCAAATAAATCAGGTCGCCGACATCGGCGTCGTCCGCGGAAACCGGTTTACGCAATTCCTCCAACCCGTCGAGGGTCGAGGGGTCGAACGTCTCGCCGTCCGTTTTGGTGTACACGATCGGGTCGCGGTCGTCGTTCTGGTACGCGATTGGCAGGTACATCGGCTGCACCGGCACCTGCGATTCGCGCGTGACCGTGTTGAGGCCCAGCACGCCCGCGATCGCGGTCACGGCGGTGCCGTAGCGTTGCACCGGCACGGGCTGGCACGGCACCACAACGCGCAGGCGAGGCTTCGCCTCGGTCGAGCGAGCGGTGTGCCAGATCGCGGCGTTTAGATTGCCCAGCACGGTCGCGGGGCCTGCGTTTAGGAGGCGCGCGGCCTCCTGCGAATCGTCGATGTCGACGCAGAGCAGATGGGCCTCGGTCGCCTGCGAGGTCACGCGCTGGCTGGGCGATTCGCGGAACGAGCAGGGCACGATGTACCGCGTGCGCTTCGCGGCGTTCTGCTCTTTCTCAGGCAACGCGAGGAGCTGCTCGCGGGTCATCGCGACGGGGGCGGGCTGGCGGATAACGTCGGCGACCAGTTGGTCGAACGTGGAAACAGGGAGACGCGAGACGCGGCCCAGATGGGCGGCCTCGCCTGCAAAGTAGGCGGGAGTCATTGTCGGAATATACGGGGGGCGGGATGGCTGGACAAGCCGGGTGCGGGACGCGCGGCAAGGGAAAAACGCCGCGGCCCACAACGGACCGCGGCGGATGCAAACAAAGGCGAACAGATGCGAACAGGCGCGGACACCTCACTCCAATTTGATGCCGTTCGCGCGAGCGGCTTCGAGCACGGCGGCGATCGCGCGGAGGCGCTGATGAGCGTCCTTCACGGTGTGCGACCTGTCCTCTTCGTACCGCCAACTCCAGCGAAAGGACCGGTAATTAAAACCGACCGACTCGATCTCGCCGGTCTCGTGACTCGTCGCGAATGAGCAGAGCTGCCCGATCTGCGGCACCGTGTGCGCGAGGTCGGGGCCGACGATCTCGGCGACCTGAGCGCGGCGTTGCGCCTCGGCCGCGACCCGCTCCTCCGCCGCGGTGCGCGCGGGCTTGGTTGCGAAGATCGTTTTTTGAAACCACTTGGAAACGGTCTGCTTCCACCGGGGCCTCTTGATGTCCACGAGGCAGGGGAAGATGCTCGGCGCGCCGACGTACACGCGGTCCAAGCCGGACCGCACGCTGGCGTCGAAACCGAGGCGGAAATAATCCGCATTGTACGACCGCGCGCGGGGCGCGACGAAAATCCCGGGATGATCGGGATGGTACGTCGGATCACCGTCGGGATTCGTCAGGTGATTCAGAGGGAAACCAAGGCTGGCAAGGTAGCTGAGTGCGGGTTGTGGGATGGTCATTGTGGTATACGGATTGTACGGTTGCGGAGGTAGGAGCGGGCGTCGGCGAGTTGCCGGTGCGCCCAGCGGTGTTCCGTCGGGTAGGAGTATTGACGGGAGAGTATCCAGCGGGCCCGCAGGACGCGGCGGGCGAGTGCGGTGACGTACGGCTCGACCTCGATGCCGGTCGACGTGGAGTCGAGCCGCAGCGGGGCCTCGTCGTCGTCGAACGGGTCGAGGTCGGGGTGCATCAGAATGCGGGTTCTAGGGCGGCGGCGCGGTCGCTCACGCGGACGACGCCGTGGTGCGGCGTGAAGCGGTAGTGCGTGCGACCGTCGAGGGATTCGAGGGCGTACTCGTCGGGCCGGTAGTTGCCGGGCGTCGCGATGGAGGCGAGGACGCGCAGGCGGAGAAAGCCGACGCGGACGGTGGAGCCGGGGCTCCAGTTCTGGCGGGTGCGGGTGATCATAGGTGGATTGTGTTTTCAGCAAGGGCTGACTGCTGCCCCCGCCGCGCTGGGCGGCAGGGGCAGGGTGTCAAACCTCGTCGATCCGGACGGTGCGTCCGGACGGTGCGGTCAGGTCGGTCGTCGCGGCCCAGAGCACCGGCAGGTCCGGCGCGTTGTCCGGGTGCCGGCCCAGCAGGTCGGTCAGGTAAACCACGCCGGCGATGCGCTCGCCGTCGGCGATCAGCTCCTCGACCCGCGCGAACGCGGGGCGAAAATCCGTACCGCCGCCGCCCTCAGCGCGAGCGGGTAGCTCGTCGCCGGGGCTCAGGCGGTACTCGGCCTGCACCGCGGCGTCAGCGTCGAGGACGATCGCGCTGCAACCGGTGTCGGCGATGACGTTCGCGACGTGAGCGTTGAACGCGGCGACCTGCTGCGATCCGATCGAGCCGGACGTGTCGCGGACGAACACCACGGCGCCGAGGTCATCGCGCCGGCGGCGCGGGTAGATCACCGGGGCCGTCGCGGTGCGTCGAGCTTGGCGGGACCAGTCCGGCACGCTGCTGATCGACGCGCGGACGAAATCCGCGGTCTCAGCGCGCCAGTCGGGCCGCGCCTTGGCGGCGATGCGGTCCAGCAAACGCTTCGCGGCGGCCGGCAGGTTCCCCTGCGCGAGCGCCTGAGCGGCCTGCGCGGCCTGCGTCACGTTGCGGTCCCACTCGTCGCGGAGCGTTTCAGCGGGCTTGCCGTCGCCCGCGGCCGGCTTGTCGTCGGCCGGCTGCTCGAAACCGCCGCAACCACCCTTGTCAGAGGGCTTGCCGGGGGCCTTCCCGTTGGATTTGCCGGGCTTTCCGTCGCCGGGGGTATCCTGAGCCTCACCCTCGTCGCCCTCGCCCTGCTGCGGGGCACCGTTGTCGTCGCCCTCGCCCTGCTGCGGAGCGGGGTTGCCGCCCTGCTGGGGCTGAGGCTGCTGCCGCAGGGCCTTGAGGATTTCTTCCTCGGAAAGGGCGTCGAACTTGCGGTCATCGAGCGCACCCTCAGGCGCCTCGATGCCCGGCAGGTTGCGAAGCACGCGGTTGATCGCGTAGTCGCCAGCGACGTTGCCCTCGTCGGTCAGGGGCAACCGCCAGAAATGCCCGTGCGCGCAATGCAGCACCTCGTGCAGCAAAACGAACCGGAGCCGGCAGTCGCCGCGCACCGGGCCGTTGGCGTAGAGGCCGCGGACGAAATCCGGGCCCCACTTGATGACTCGGCCGTTGGTCGACGCGGTCGGCGTCGACTCGTCGACCACGTCGGTCAGCGCGCAGGCGGCGGCGCCGTAGAACACCACGTCGCGGTTGGTGGATTCGAGCGCCCAGAGGCGAGCTTTCGTAATCGCTTTGAGGATATCGGTGGAGGTCATTGTCAGGAGGAGGGGGTGAGGTTGAAGAGGCTAACGAGCTCCGCCGCTTTCGCGGCAGTATCGGCGCGGGCGATCGGGTCGTCGCGCAGGGTGTCAGTATCGTGTTCGAGGAGCGCCTTGGCGCCGTCGGCCAACGCGGCGATCTGCGGGTCAGCCGAGAGGTTGAGGTCGGGCACCAGAGCGAGCAGCTCGGCGAGGTTGCCGGTCAGCGAGGCGAACGTGCGGCCCGGCTTGCTTAGGCGATCGGCGACCAGCGTGACCGCTTTCGCGAGCTGCTCGCGCAGGTCGGCCTGAGCCTCGGCGGCAGCGTCAGCCATCCACTCGCTCCATTGTCCCTCGGTCGGGACCGGCAGGTAACGGTAGCTGAAACGGAATTTCGCCTCGACCTCGGCCGCCGTCGCGGGCCATTGGCCCTCGACGAATAGACCGTTGAGGCGAGCCGGCGCCGCGGCGCGCTCGGCGGGGTACGCGGCGACGAACTCGTGCAAGGCCTGAGCGACGCGGGTCGCATAGTCGGCCATCAGCTTCGCGTGCTCGACCTGCCGGGCGACCGGCAGCAGACGCGCGCCGTTGTCGTTGGACGGCAGCGTGAGCCGGTAGTGCTCGCTGCGGGCCTCGGCGTGGAGCCGGTAGATTTCCAGCAGGGCCGCGTGGTCGCAGATTTCGACGCTCACCTTGGCGCGGTCCTGCGTGCCGTGCTTTTGGTTCACGGCCTGAGTCTCGGCCTTGTGCTTTTTGGCGACGCGCCAAGCGCCGGTGTTGAACTGGCAGATCACGGCGCGAGCCGCGAGGGGGGAGGAGTTGATGGAGGTCATAATCGGATGGGTGTTGGTTGGGTTGATCAGGCGAACAGGGCGTTGTTGGCGGCGAACCAGAGGTTCCACTCGCTCGACCGAGCGAGGAAGGTCTCGTTGTGACGGCGGTGCAGGTCACGCGCAGCCAGCGCGGTATAGGTGCGCGGCAGGCGGTCGACGTAGCGGAGGAACGCCGCGACTTGCGCCGGCTTGGTGATGGCCTGCGGCAAAGCGGCGCTGATGAAGTAGCACGCGGAGGGCGAGGCAGGCACCGGAGCGTTGTCCGGGTCAGCCAGCACCGCGGAGGGCAGCGGCAGCTCGGCGGCCAGCGCGGCGAACGCGGCGAACTTTACGGCGATCTCGCGGCCGATCGCCGCGGTCAGCGTGTCGGTGTCGCGCAGGCCAGCGGCGCAGAGCTCGCTCACGGTTTGCCAGCTCCGGTAATCGGCGAACCGCAGCGCCGCGTTGGCGTTGGGCTTCCAGTTGTACAGGGTGCTGCCGGACGTGCTGCGGTGCCAGCCGATGACGAGCGGGTCGAAGCCGGAGTCAGCGGCGTAGTTGCACCAGCCATCGACCTCCTCGCTCCACGGAGCAAGGCGGGCAACGGTCTGATCGCGATCGTCGTCGTCGCTGGTCGAGATCGCGAAGGTCACGTCAAACCGGCTGCGGAGCTGCTCGGAGAGCGAAGCGACGCCAGCGCGGTCTTGCGGGCGGTTCGTTGCAGCGACGATGATCACCGGGCTGTTCTCGCGCTTCAGCTTGTCGGCGATCGAGCAGAGGCCGCCCTGCACGTCGAGCGGCGCGCGGCCGATCTCATCCCAAAACCAGATTGCCGGCTCGCGGCACTCGACCACGTCCTTCAGCGCCTGCAACGGGAGCAGGCGGCTCACGCCGGCGGCGGTGTCGGGGACGACCGCACCAGCGGCGTCGAGTCGGTCCATCAGGTCGCAGGTCCGACCGTCGACACCATAAAAAAAGCGCCAGCCGAGGAGCTGAGCGACCTGAAGGAAACGGGAGGTTTTCGCCGTGCCCGGGGGGCCGACCAGAAGGACGCGTTTGCGGGCGTTAATCAGGGCGGCGAGGCGGCGGATGCTATGGGATTTCATACGACTAGGTTGTTGTTGGTTGTCTGAGCTAAATTCAGCTGCCAGCGGGGTGCTGGAGGCTGAAGCAAGCCCAGAGGGGGTGTTGCTGCGTCGTCTTCGTTGCTGATGGGGCTCATCAGCACCTTGCGACGCTTGTCGGCTGTAGCTCCCGGGGGGATTGTGACCACAACCAGCCAGCGTTTAGTGCACCCCGCAGGGTAGCCGGCCTGCCTTGTCCCATTGCTGGGGGAGTCGGTGACGAGTCGAGCGGTGAGGCGCGACCTTGCCCGTGAGCTGCCATCCATTCCACCCTCGACCCCAGTTGCTGGGCGTGTTCGGGCTTTCGGCTCGGGGTCAGGTGTTGAGGGGGAGGGCCTCGCGGCGTTGCCGCTGTCGCCCTGCTACCGTCCCAACCGCTGACGGAAACAGGTTTGGTGCAACTCACGGCGTTGTGCAAGCCCTAAAAACGAAATTCGTTTTGTTCTCCTCTCAGCGGGGTGTCGCGGAGCGCCGGGGGGACTAATTGAGGAGGGGAGGATTGGGGGCTCTGCCAGACTTTTTAAACCGGGTACTGTTTTGGAAATACGGGGAAAAAGTAATAGAAGATTAAAAGGGGGTAAATTTGGGGAAGATTTTCCCAACAGTACCTCACGGAAATTGTCTGGTAGGAGCCCGCTGGGGGCTTGCGGGACAGCTGCCATCCCCACAACTGGAAGACGTGCCAAAACCAATTCTCACCGGCTGGCCTGAGGGTCTCAATCGTCCGGAGATCGAACCGTGGATGCGGTATATGAGTGCGCCCCAGCGGAAGAAGGCGCGGCGGCTGGAGCGGGGCCTCTGTATACAATGCAACGCGCCGCACTCGCCGGGTCGCCGGTACTGCCAGCGGTGCGCGCAGTCGACCGCAGCAGCCGAGCGGGGACGGCGGCAACGGCGCGACGCGGAGCACCGTGCGATGTACGGGATGAGCGAGTACCGGTTGAAGGCGATGGCGTGCTGGCATCCGGTCAGGCTGGCCCGGGCGGTGATCGGGTGATCTTATTGAGAACGGTTGAAACGTGTAAGTCGTTGATAATACGTGTAGTTCTCGGAATTATTGAGAAATCGCCGTAAAGGCCGTTTCCTTTGCGTTTAACGCGTTTTCAGGATCGGGGGATATCACGGTGGCCACTTTTTCGGGGCGCTTGTGCAAGGTGTTGAGCGACAGCGCGTTTCATCGTTTTCAATGAATATTCATTGGCCCGAGATCGTGCCTATAAATCGATTTAAACGCCTTTTTGAAATTTTCACGGTTCGGGATGAATATTCAGGTTGCTGGGGCCTGTTTTCCGCCGTTTTCTGGCGGGGTGAAGCTTCAAACCAAACTCGCCAAAGCGCCGTCGGTTGATTGGCTCGCCCTGCGCCGGGCGTTCGTCGAACGGCCCGAGCGTCCGCTTGTCGATGATCTCGCGAAGGAATTTGGCTTGTCGCCGGAGCGTATTTATCGGGCGAGCCGCGATGAGGGTTGGCCGACGATGCGCGCCGCGCTCGCCGACGAGCGGTTGAAGCAGGCCGACGCCGCGATGGCGCTGGTGAACGCGGCGAAGACCGAGGGCGCGGTCACGCGGGCTTTCACCGACGCCGCGCTGGAGGTTGTGCAGCAGGTGAACACCGTGGTGCAGGACCTCGCCAAAAAACGCGTCGCCGAGAACACCCGCGCGAACACCCTCAACACCTGCGCGTTCACCCTGAGCAACCTCGCCAACGCCCTTGCCCGCGTCGGCGTGGTCGGCCTGCCCAAGGCGCTGAAGGAGCAGGCCGGCGTCGACAGCGGCAACGGCCGGTGGAACCCGGCGATGTTGCAGGCGCTCAATGTGACGGTGCAGACGATCGTCGGGCAGCAGCCCCAGCAGGGGCCCGCCGCTGGCCCCAGCGGGGCGATCGCCGCCCCGGCCGAGGCGGAGCAGCCCCTGCCGCTGGCGGCGCCTGCGCCGGCCGTCGATCTGGAGCCGGTCAAGGCGCCCGCGGCGGACGTGATCTGATGGCGTTCGGTGACGACCGTCACCGATCCGCCGCCCCCGGCGGGGGGTCAGGGGATAACGGGTTGCCCGCAGCCCGCCTGCTGCCCCCCCCGTAGGCAACGCCTTCGGTAGGCAACCGCCTGCCCCTCGTTGCCTACCGCCTGCCCGCCTGCCGTAGGCAACGCGCCGGTCTCGGTCGCGGAATCGAGGCCCCCCCACCCCCCGGGCTCCCACCTGAAAATTAGTTTGCCCCGTCCGGATTCCGCTATCGTTTTTTACTATTCACGAAAAACGAAAATCGTTTTATCCGCTCAGGATTGTCTCAATTTTCTGCCGG